AGAAGATTGTCACCTCTTTTAATAAAAACTCGAAATTCTTAAATCACTAACAGTCCATGATGCATATTCAGCGTGAGCGGCAGCATTACTGCACAATAATGTTGGCGCATACAAGCCAGCGTATAAATTCCCTGCTATCGCATATACTTTTCTGGCAATTTCCGTTAATACTGGAACAGTGCCAATATAAGATAATTGATATATACTATATCTTGCTATAACACCATCCCAAGTAAGCACCAATTTATATACTGTGTTAAGTGCAGCTGGAAGTGAAGGATATAGGTATGTGCCCGTATCTTGCATCACACCATTTAAGAGAGTTTTCATCCTAGCTGCAATACCGTAAGATGCATTGTAACTGATATAGAAACCAGAACCAGAAACACTGCCATTATAGCAAGAAAATAGCGCATTCCAGTTAGCGGTTGCAGTGTCCATTCTGCACCAAAGTTCAATCCTAATATCTGATCTTGCGGCAAATACTCCAGATACTGGCGATGTAAATTGAATATATGCATTAGAACCATTACCTTGCTGTGCATTTGTACTACCAGGCTTAATTCCATCAGTAATAATTGTATTATGAGAAGTAGCAATAAAAGCATTAGGTGATGTGTCTATCAAAGAAATGCCTTCTCCCTCTTCCATCGGGAGATAAACAAGCTTTTCACGAAAACTGGTGTTAATCCAAATTTTACTTGTATCTGTGGGTGCTGTATCAGAGAGTACAAAAGGAGCAGCATCACCTGTATCGCCTTTTACTCCTTGAGCACCTCGGGGAAGTGTAAAGTTTAATATAGGGGCAGTAGGTGTCCCAACATTTACAACTTCTGCAGGATCACCCGATGCGCCGGTTGTAGTTTCACCAATAGTAAGAGATACAAGCGTATCGCCCTGGTCACCTTTTGGACCTGTGAGGCCCATAGCCCCTCTTGGAATTGTAAAATTTAGCACAGGCTCTGTAGTTGTACCTGAATTTGTAACCGCTGCCTCAGAACCGGCAGCACCCGTTTTAGTTTCTCCCACTGTAACGCCTACTAGAGTGTCACCTTTTACGCCTTGTGGTCCTTGAGGTCCTACTAATGATTCGAGCCATTCTTCTACAGTTCCGGTATAGCCTTCGTGTACCGCAACTTCATATGCAGATAATCCCGGTGGGATGGATAAAGTTCCTCCCATATTAACTCACTCCTTCCAAAATTTTAAACTGTGAGGGCCCAACGATCGTATCTTTGATGCCCCCTGATAGATCGACCCGAACATCATAGATATAGTTTCCTGGATCGATGTCCGTATCAGTAGATAAAAGCTCGATCTGAGCTGACCCATTTCTATTAAAAGTTGTAATTACTTTTTGAATTATTTTTTCAGTAGAAGCTAGTGATTTTTTTACTGTAAAATATACTGTATCACCATCAGCTAAGATATAATCTTCTATTGGCAAGTCAAATATACCGGTATCCCCGCGAGTTATAATGATCTTGGTCCCGCTGATCTTAAACATTTAAATGCCCCCTTAAACGATTTTTCCCAGTATTACATAACCGCCACCCACGCAGGCCATTATCACCCTATCTCCTGAGACAGGATTATAACTTGAGAGATACGGATAAGCCTTGCCACTGATCGTCGTCTCCCCGTCGAAAAGCACTTTAGGTCTCCCTAAAGTGTAAGCACTATCTATCGCCCCAAAGGCGAACACAGCCGCAGCCTGATCAGGTTTTAACATTTTCAAAAAGTCTTCAGCAGACGGTATTCCGCTCATACGCTGATCAGCCTCCTTAATGAATGCTTCATCCTTGCCCCGGCTTTTAACTGATAACTCCACCCGGTTTCGGTAAAGTTTTCAAATATGCTGTGTAAGGATGACTCTATCCGGACAATATTCCCGTGTTCATGCATCGGCACAATAGCGGTCTCGCAGGTAATATAACCATAGACTTGGGATGCTTCACTCGCTATGCGCTCCGTGTACTCGTCAAGGGTCGTCTGATTAGCGATATCATCGACGGACTGTATGTCCAATATAGTCCTGCCTCTACTGACCGTGGATAACGGGCTATCGGCATTTGTATTAGTATAAACTGACCGCAAGCTCGTTGTTTCCGCATTGCTCGTGTAACGCACAAATTTATTAGGCACATTAAACAGATCCATTTTGTAAACAAGACTGTTGCATAAAATGCTGAGTTCATCATCCGCATAGGTAATATCTATTGATCTATTTGCTGGAGCTATATATTTGCGAGAGGTGTAATAACCGTTGACATCGACATATAAAGAAATGAAGTTAATTTTCGATAATAACCAGTTAATCGCAGCAAGCTTAGTTGTCCCGGGATCAAATTCTTTATATGTGCTTAATGTCAAGGTTGAATTTTCGATATTAACCTTGGTTATTCCAGCGCCACTTAATATGGTTTTTATTGCGATCGTATAAGCTGTCCCTGAGGCTATAGTATAGCGGTCCTCAAATTTATCATCGATTAATACTTGAAGTCCGTCGTATGCCTCAACCTTATAAAATATCTCATCGTTACGGTCCTGTTGTTCCGGGGAAGATAATAAAAATATACCAACGGGCCACTCAACAAAATTTTTGTCCGGCATACGCAAACGGACGAAGGCTTGAATCCGGTCAGAAACAAAGTCAATATCATCATCTTTCTTAAGCGAGAAAGAGGCGGTGCGCTTGATATCAGCAAGGGCATTATAAGCTATAGAAGAAGAATCCTCTACGCAATACAGGGCTTTCTTAAACTTTTCTGTGCTGTCTAGCAGGTCATAACGAAAGGCCAAGACTCGAGTTGCGGTCTTGGCCTTTAACGCTTCCATGATTCTATCCGGCGTGTATAAAATAGCGTTTGCTGCCATTTCACACCACCTCGCTATAATAAGTACGGTCAAGGGTAAAAGAAACAACATAATAACCCGGGCGAAATTGATCATTTGCGCCAAAGGAGCCGACTGTCACAAATTCCCGCCGACCCCGCTGATCACGATATAAAAGAATGTCTTTTTCTTCAAACATTTCTCTTAAGGTCTGCACATCTGCCGCCGTTTTTACCGTAAAACTCAAAGGTAAATTAACATCGGTCTGAACTTCAAACTCTGCGACTGCAGTCTCTCTTCCGGCGTACTTTGTTAAAGTACGGTTATAATTACTGTTATCGGCGCGGCTGGCATTATAGACCAGAGGAATGTATTGATTATAGTCGGAGACAAGCGCTAATTGTGAATTCTTAATAGTTATAGATTGCCTGCTGGCAGCCGAATCTTTATAACCTTCGTTTTCTCCCACGGCACGGACTAAATAATCATAGGCGACGCCGCTTGCGGGCGTGTAATCTGTAAACGATCCGCCGGAGGCAATATTCGTGGCTATCCTGGTATATGTACTCTCGCTGGATTTTTTTCGGTAGATGCTGTTATAGTCAAGGGCAGGCTGCGCGCCTGTAGGCGTGGGGTTAGTAATAGTTAGTGTTATGCTGCCTCTTGTTGTGTCCGTTGTTACTGCAATTGTAGGCGTAGGAGGAGGGGTATATGTTACAGTAAAAGTCCTCGTTACTGCTGCACTGGCAACATTCTTATCATCCCATGTAGTCACTCTGACTTTATAATCGGTTGAGGTTTCTAATAAATAGGCAAAGTCATGATATTTATTAGAGCTCGTCGTTATGCCGCTGTTTTCTAAGACTATATCAAAGGCATCTAATAACTCTGCCTTATATGCGCTTTGAGTGCCATCATCCGTAAATGTCCATGTTGTTCTCAAAGAAGAAGTCCCGACTATATCAGCATCAACGGCAGGATAAGTGATTGTTTGAACAGGTTTAGCGGAAGAATAAAAAGTCGCTAAAGAAGAATAGGGACCAACCTGATCATCAGAATCCCACGTTCTTACTTTCCATTGATATTGTTTGCCATTAACAAGGGTATTGGCAGCCATTTCATTAGCTGAAATATTACTTATTGTCTTCCCGGTGTCATAATCAAGAGAGTTATCAGACGCATCATAAGCCAATAACTGGTATGCGCTTTGAGTATCTCCCGCCATCGGGTCGTTAAAAGTCCAAGTTAATGTATTCGCTTCCGTGGCATCTAAATTAGCTCTAGTCAACCCTGTCGGAGTTGTTGGCGCAGGATTATCGTAATAAACTTTAATCGCCATGCTATCCACATAAGCGTTTTGCGTGTAGTTATTGGAAACCAAATTTGCTTGAAAAGCTGCGCCAAAGTTTGCGCTGTTAATCTCTGCCCCTGTCCAAGTCGTTCCCCACAAATCAGTTGAACCACCATAAACAACAGCAGTGTTTGTCAACTCCCAATGGGCAGCCTTCGCTGCACTAGTGCCAACAGCAGCGCCGTTTTTTACTAGCTTTACCGATTGGTCATTAGTATATTGGCCAGAACTGTCGCGATTAGCGTATCTATATACGGTTAATTCAATTCCTGTTATGGTTGCTCCAAGAGGAATAGAAAAGCCATAACCCGTAGCTTTTGCGTAATAGGTAGTTTCGGCATCATGTGCAGATATATGCACATTTGCATATTGATTATCCTGCGCTTTAACATTATCGACAGAAGACCACGGATAGTCGTTGCCAACTGAACTGTCGTTAGCCGCTACAGTAGGTAAATATGGACCTTGAGAATATGTCATACTGTTACCACCTGCCTTCTAGCCTGCTGTAATCCATTAAACAGGTCATAGACTTTAGAAAGCTCTTTATCGGCGTAGATATTAATTACTGTTGGGCTTGACGAAGCTGCCGCGGTTGTCTGCTGCTTGCTCGCCGCTGAATTAACATTATAAACGCCGCTCATTTCTATATTTGTCGGTATGCTGCGATTAATTAGATTAGATACTTGGCCCATCTGGGCAGTAAAGCCTTCGCCGATTCCTTGAGCCATAAACCCGCCTATCTCAGTAAATACCTTCGATGGCGAAGCAATTCCGAGCGTTTCTTTTACTGCGTTAACTATGGACTTGAAGAAGTTCTTCACGTTCGCCACAAACCTGGCCCTTGCCGCCTGTATGCCCGCCCATACACCGTCGACAATCGCTTGGCCTATATCGCTAAAGCCGTTTATCCATTCCTTAAACTTAGCAAGCAGCCCGCTGACCCATTGTTTAAATTTAGGAATAAGTTTATCAAGGACTTTTATAGCCACGGAAAAAGGATTTGTTATTAAAGTCAAAAGGACTTGCCAATTTTCCTTAACAAAATTAAGAACAGTGTTGAATGCCCCCGGAATCTTAACCGTGAAAATATCCTTTACCGTTGTAAATAAATCCATTGCTGTTTCTTTTATTTTTGTCCAAGCACCGGTAACAGCATTCCTAAAGCCTTCGTTTGTGTTCCATAAAACTATGATAGCCGCTACTGCCGCTGCAATTAGAGCAATTATAATACCGATCGGGTTTGCTAACATAGCAATATTAAGCCCGGTCTGAGCGGCTCTTGCCGCAGTAATAGCAGTACTTAACCCCTGAAAAGCGGTTATTAATGAGCTAATAAAAGATGCTACTTTAAACATCGCCAGGCCTACGCCGATCGCTACTACCCCTGCGGCTATTCCGCTTGCATGATCTAAAACCCAGCTTAGTCCATCAACGAGAGGCTTAATGTCTATGTTTTTGATTTTCTCCGCAAAATCGGCAAACTTTTGAGCGAGTCCGGCATCGGCAAAAGCCTGCCCAAATTTACCTATTACGGCAGTTTTTAAATTTTCCAAAGCGTCCCCGAAAGCATCTAATCCGGCAATTGCTTCATTAGACATGACCGCTCCGCTTGCACGGGCCTCTTTGGCATATCTGTTCAACTCATCACCGCCTGCTTTGATAAGAGGGTTTAATTCCATAGCAGACTTGCCGAATAGCTGCATTGCCAGGGCATCCCGTTCAGTTTCGTTGCCCACTCCATTGAGCGCAGTGAAAGCCTCCGACATAACGACTTTGGCATCTCGAAGTTGACCATTGCCATCTACTACAGATATGCCTAACGCCCTAAAGGCCTCTGCCTGCGCGCCGGTACCAGCCTCCGCTGCGAACATGGCTTTAGTTAATTTTGCTTGAGCGCCGGTAATAGTATCTAGCTCGACACCTAAATTATTACCAATATATTGCAGCTCCTGCAGCCTTTCAGCGGATAATCCTGTGACATCGGCTTGCTTTTGGATCTCGTCGGCGTTTTTTACTGCCGCCATAGTTAAAGCACCAATACTAGCCAGTGCCGCTACGGCAGCCATCTTAACAACATTTAAGGATGCTTTGAGCTTATCCTGTGCTGCGCTGAATTCCTTGCTATTAAGAGCCGCCTTTACTTGTTCCTGCCCATATTCTTTGATTGCTGTTTCGTTTTGCTTTAACTTAGTTTTTGTATTCGCAAGCTGAGTTTCGGCTTTATTGAGTTGTAATTGCCAGTTTTTTACCTGAGTGGAATTTTCGCCATACTCTTTCTTAGAGTTCTCCAGTGCGGTTTTCAGGGTTTCAACCTTTTGCTTTTGCGCATCTATTTGTTTATTAAAGACCTCTGTCTTTGATTTAAGGGCATCCATGCTATTAGCGTTCCGGCCAAACTCGGCTGTCACTTTTGACATTTCGGAGGCCAGGACGGAGATATCCTGATTAATACCTGTTACAGCCTTTTTGAATTCCTTTTCGCCCTCTAATACTATGACAGCACCGATACTATCCGTCATTAGATCACCCCCTCCGGTATTGCTTCATCAAGTGTTAAGGATTCCTGATATTGCCCATGTTCTTTTAGATACTCAACATAAAGCAACATCAGCTTCCGCATTGTCATATGCCAGACTTCCTTCTCGGAATATCCTAAAAGAGTCTTGCCTATAAAAAGACAGCGAGCAACATTTAATCGTTCTGCTGCTCGCTCGTCGCGTTTGGGGCATCTTCCTCCGGTTCGGGAGTTCCCGCCGCAAATGATTTATAAATTGAAGTTGTCATTTCATTCATATTTTCAGCGCTTATGTATCTGCCGACATATCGTTCGTCAACATGTAGCAATCGGGGTTTTTCGCCCCGCTCTAATGCCTCATCGTTTTGGCAATCAATATCTTCATTGATCAGTACAGCCAATAGATACCTAAGGTTTTTTATTGCGTTTTTTTCATCCTTAAACAGTTTTTCCATTTCTTCGATTGGGATATTAAAATGATCTTGAATATCGTCTATAACATTGAGAGTAAACCTTAAAGCGTACTCATTTTTACCAAGTCTTATTTTAGTCCCTGTCGGTTTTAGATCGCTCATATTTACCTCCAAAAAGATAGGGGAGCAGGTAACCGCTCCCCCTTAATTAGGTAATTACGCAGTTTTGATTGCAACGATTTCTGTCACTTGCGGTGTCTTGCCGGCTTCTTGGGCAATGAGCTTTACTTTCTTTGAGCCAACAGAAGCCATAGCTATTGCTGCAGAAGCGGAGCCGCTTACAACAGTTTGAACGAATACATCATCAACATAAAGCGAAATAGTGTGATTTGCAGCGGTGGGAGTCACGGTAAAGCTTGTTCCTGTCAAGCCATTAAAAGCATAAGACCGTATAGCTGTACCAAAAGCCGGTGACAATGTTCCGCCGGTACCTGTCAAGGCCAATGCAGTCAAGCCGCCTGATGCAGTAACAGGTATGGTCGCTTTCCCTTCAAGCCATAATTTAGCATTTGCTTCAGTAGAGAATGTGCCTTCTTCTTTCCACTTGCCGTCGGCAGCTACCATGATCGCGCCTTCCAAAGTAGGTGTTTGGAACTCAGGGCTTTCTCCTTTGGTTTTATTATTATCATCAGGCTCAGTAAACTGGACTTTTTTCAGCCAAATGGCGCGCCAGCGAGTTACACCGGCAACAATTTTTTTACCATAGAAGCCAAAGCCGACATACCCGGGGGTTACATTGCCTAAAGCACTAATTTCTTTAGTGCCGATGGATGCATCAACGGTCGCACCCTCTACATTACCAAGTAAGGCAATCTTTACTGCATCTGTTAAATCATCGGTATCTACAGTAATAGAGCCATCTTTGAAAGAACGATCAATTTCGGCGAGGCCATCATCAGCAAAAAGCTTTACATCATTTGAATTAATTTTAATATCTGCTTTTATGCCCTTGCCAAGTACAGCGCCATTAGCATAACTAATAGCCGATGCAGTTTCTGTAGCCAGGGCATAAACAGGATATTTTAATCCGATCTTTACCATTTCTTACCCCCTAATCTTTAATAGAAAAGCCACTCGCGCGGGTTAAACCGGCGAATGGCTTTTTTGTTTTTTCGGGCTGCTTAGCATGAAACAGCTCATTATCTATAACCCTAGTTTTTTTATCTCTTCATCTACAACTCGCGCCATTTCTTCCTTCGCTTTATTGCGCACCTGGGGTATCGCCGGACGGACGAAAGGCTTTTTCTTTTGCTTGCTTGAGCCGCTTTCCATTACTCGAGCTTTAAGCTGGTTAGCCACGCCTTTACTGTCATAGCTATCAAAGCCGACCTTTGAATTTATATTGCCTTCTGAGTCTATCTTCGGTGATGTAATGCCCAGGCTATCCAGTAGATCACCTTGGCTATATTTCGAACCGGCAAGATTCTTTTCCAGGTTTTTTCTGATTTGATCAGCTACTATTCCCGCACCAACATATATGGCTTTTTTTGCTATCTCCGTAGATTGGCCCTCCAGTTTTGACAGTTTTAAAGCGATCTCATCAATGCCTTTTAAGGTTATCTTAGCCAATAGGCAGCACCACCTCAAAGACCCATTCATAGTGGATATACTTTGTGTCATCCTCATATTGGATTGAATTTAAGCGCCATCCGATGCCCAAGTTATTTATTGCTGTTTGGATAGCTTCGAAATTCGGATCGTTTTCCACTTTGGTGTAATAATCGATGGTCCCGGTCAATCCCTGATCCGTCATTTTATCGTCAGCATGAAAGGCACCAAACTGTCCGTCTTCCGCCCAAACGATATATTGGTCGGTTTTTTGAAATACTTCAAAATGTCCCACGTTGGAGGTAACGGTAAGCAAAGCAGTTTCGAGATCATTCAATGTCATACTTTGCCGCCACCTCCTCGAGAGTTAGATCCATCACCGGCGGGTCAATGTCCTCCGGATATTGTACCTGCTTGATATGATACTGTTTGCCATCGTTAGGAATAGCGACATCCTGACTTGAAACTTCACGAAGACGAGGACACCGCAGAACATATTGCACTATAACATTAGCCTGTTTGGCCGCATAATATCGCGACAGTCCTACTGTGCGTTCATGGTAACGAAGCGATCTTTTGAGCGTTAAAACTTCCTTGGGCTTTGCCCCAGATGGGGCAGTATTGCTAACCTCGTAGATCGAGACTACCCCGTCATTAAACGTTTGTGCTTTACTCTGGGGCATACAGCAACACCTCCACGGATATTTGCAGGCTCATAAGCTCATGCAGATAATTTGTTTGGAATTCATCCAAAGCATTAGACCTGGCATACCTGCAATACTCCATCAATAACTCACGGGGTTTATCCTCAATGGTATAATCCTGCGGAAGCCCTGCGGTAGTATCGATATAAGCTATGCCACGAGCAATGATGCCGGAGAGTTTCTTGTCCCCGGCATCATCATTCCACGTTATATCAAGATGGTTTTTGACATCTTCTAATAATCCATTAGGAAGAGCCATTTAGGCCACCTCCCTTATGACTTGGTGACAGTTACAGTATATCTTTCGGTTTCGTCACCGATAGTTACGTCAATGGTTACGATATTGGCACCTTCAGCCCAGGTTGCAGAAGCACCATTAGCAACCGTGGTTTCACCGTTCTTAATAACGATTTCCGCTTCACCGTCTTTCGCAACTGCAGTAATGGTATTGGTTGCGTTAGTTGTGGCGGTTGTATAGACAAATACAGATTTATTGAAGGTAGGGGAGAGAGTAAGGCTGCCGATTGTCAAGCTTGCCAAATGCGCATCAGCAACACCGAGAACATTCAGCGGATCATTAGTAACATGAACCTGCCATGGAGTGGCCGTAAGCTTGGAAATATCCAGCCGGATAAAAGAGGATGAGTCAAGAGGCTTGCCGTCGCCATACAACTTAGTGAGATACATCCTTTCGTCTTCGAGGAAGTGATACTCATCGGAGTATTCGATCTTCCCTCCCTTACCGGTTCCAAGGCCCATGAAGTAGCGCTTTCCGATCCCGATGATCGCTTCACCGGCCGGCACAAAGACCGACTGTATCAGTTTTGTAGGGAAGGGAAAAATGTCGTTGTTGTAGACACCGTCCGGCTGCCGATAACTGGTTGCCGGGAAAATCTTTGTGAAGTAGTCTGAAGGCGAAACCACAAAGATGACTTCCTTGATGTTCCTTTGAAGTCCGGTAGGGGCTACCGATAGGGAGGCAAGCAGCGCGCCATAGGTTTGCGGAGTAATTTCTGAGAGTGCCACCAAGGGCTGAGGAGCATAACCGGTAACGGGATCCAAGGCTGAACTGGGATTTCTTCGAATTCCGACAGGTTCGTCAACGCCGCTGCCGTCAATAATCGCTCCTTCAAGGCCGTTGTAGATCGCTTCTGAAAGCTGCGCTCTAACATAGCGGTCGAGCCATACCGGACCTAGGTCCAGCATCGCTTTGCATAGCGGCAGGAATGCGGATAGCTTTTTCTGGGCGAGATTAATTGTCGTGAAACCGGCGGAGAGCTCTTTAATGATCTCGTCACACAGCTTGCCCCACTCAGCCATCTGTCGCCCGTCCATTGTGGAGACCAGGATTTCCACCAGTGCGCCCGTTGGTTGGAAATTGATCACATCAAGCAGGGGGTGGGACTCAGCGATGTCTTCGAAAACCGCGTCAATCACAGTTTCCGGAAGAACAACGTTGAAGTCCGCAAGAGCCTGCTTGGGATTGGACGCTTTCATTGCGCCGATCAGCTCACTGTAATATTCCGTTTCTTTGCTGGTCAGGGCACGGGCACCGCGGCCGGCAAGCACATGATTGTCCGCGGCCTGTACCAGACCTTTTGCCTCAGCCATGACTGCCTCCTGCAAGAGATCAGTGAAAGCGGTAAATGCCTGAGAAAACGCCTCCTCGTCGCCGTCCTTCACAGCGGCGTTGATGCGCTGAAGAATCTCTGTCTTTTCCTTCTGCATGGTATCCAGATTTTTCATAGGATTAGTCCTTTCCGCCCATGAGGGCATTCAAATATTTAAGGGTTTTGTTTTCCTGGGGAACTGGTTCAGGCTCGGGATCTGACCTGGGCTCCACAAGCGGTGGGTCTTCAACTTCGGACAGCGCTTCTGCTGCGGGATTGTCCGGCTTAGGTTCCTCGGCAGGCGCCATTTGCACCGCGTTTTTAACTAAAGAAAAAAGCGCCTTGTGAGCGCTTGCCGCTGCCTTATTGCTTTGTGCCGCGCCGATTATCGCGGTCGCGAAGCCCATCTCAAGGGCATCTTCGGGAAGAATCCATGTCTCCGCACCCAGCATTTCCCGAAGGGTTTCTTCCGGAATATTGGCTAAAGCCATATACGCGGCAAAGGCTCCCTGGGATATTACATCAAGGTCGTCCGCTTCTTTTCGAAGCTGCTGGGCGTTCCCGACCGCCATGGTCCACGCATTGTGGATAAACAGCAGGGAAGCGCTGTTCATGATACGTTCGTCGCCGGCCATAAATATGACCGATGCGATGGAGCATGCAAAGCCATCGCAGACCGTCCTGACCTTTGCCTTGTGGTTGCGAAGCATGTTGTAGATGGCGAGTCCTTCCGCTACCTCTCCACCGTAGGAATTGATGTGGACGTTGATCCGATCCACATCCAACATCTGCAGCTCTTTGGACAAAGTATAACTGGATACATCATTCTCAAAGTACTCCCAGGAGGTAATGTCTCCGAAAATATAGATGTCCGCCTCGCTGCTATTCGTTTCTAATGAATAATACTTTTTCATGTGTCACCTCCGTTCGGCGAGGCCAGCGCCTCTTCAAATGGCATATAGTTTTTCGTAATGTAGTGCTCCCAGGCCCAGGGTTCGTCAATGACCGGCTCGCCGCAGAGCTCGCGGATATCGTTGACGCAGAAGGCGCCGGAGCCGATCAACTTATCGATAGCGGTGCTGACTGATAGTACATCCACATGCCGGACCTGCTTCGTGTCGATCTTCAGGTAGTTCCCGGTTAAAAACCCACCGTATCCGTTCCGTTTCCGGTTAATTTCCTCGGACAACATATCCGTCAGTGGGTCGATGCAGAAGGTCAGAAAGTTATCCAGAGCGTCCTTTGTGCCCTGGACATCTCCGCGCAGCAGTGCCGGCGGTATGCCGAACGCTTTAGCCGTGAAGTCTGAAATATCGTCGACCTGCGCCCGGATGTCCCGCGTGCTCTCTGACGAGTAGGTTTTATGTGTTAGTTCTTCGACGTCCTGACCTCTGCCCAAGGGAAGAGCCGCATTATCTCCAGTCAGCCATTTCGCGATTTTCTCGTTAACAAGCATATCGAAAAGACGTCGCTCCTCGGTGCCCGCGACGGGCAGCGTATCATATTTGAACTTCACCTTCGTGCCCCGGCTGCGCTGGTAGGCTTTTATGCTGTATTCGATCAGCTTGGAGTAGCTCCCGTACAGCGCGTTGGTCACCTTGCGCATATCGCATTCTGAGAGCTTGAAATACAGAACCTCGGACTGATTGAAGGAGCGGTTAAAAACAAAATCCCCTACGGTAACCTGCGTAAACAGATCGTCATAGAGGGCGTACGGAGTTCGTATAAAGCTGTCCGCCACTAAGAGCTGCTCATTTTGTTCAATGATAAGCGCCTCGTTCTTCCGGCACAGCTGAGAAATCCACTTATGGATAAAGGCACTTGAGTTTTGGTTTCGGTTTGGCTCGATATTCCAAAGGTAATATTCACGGCTTTTCTTTTCCTTCCCGTCAATATAGGTTTTGAACTCACACTTGGAAACGGCATTCGCGATCAGGTTTGTCGCCGACCAGAATGCCATTTCACGAAAGTAGATATCGCCGACTGTAGCGGCGTATTCTTCAGCGTAGACGGACAGATCGGCTCCGGACAGCGGAATAGGGTCGCTTCCGAATAGAGATTTCAGCCATGTTATGAATCCAATATTAATCACCTCCTATCAGCAGACGATTACGGGCAGATCATCAAAGGTTGCCTCGCCGGTACCCAGCTCGTCCTCAATCGAGACCGAATGGACAAGTGCCATAAACGGGTCTGTCTTTCGGCTCTTTGCCTCAATTTTTGCGTAGTAGAAGTTTCCGGTATCCGATCCGGCGGTGCGACTGGAGCGGACCAGCTTTGTATTGTTCGTCGCCCAGCGCAAAACGGGATAATCTCCCCAGATAAAATTATGATTGTTAAATATACTATCCATCACAGGCTGGACGATCATGATGTCCGATGGTCTAATGAGCTTGACATTTTTGTAGTCCATCGCGTCAAAGCCAATCTTTTTGAGACTCTTCGAAACAAGGGCATATCTGTGATGGTCTAGGGCCAGTTTCTTAATCTGGTACTTCTTGGCATGTTCCATTATCCAGTCACAAAGCAAATCCGGATGGATCTCCACATCATCGACCAGGGTGATATATCCGGCCTCAGCCCATTCCCGCCAGGGTACCGTCAGCCTCCACAAGTCCTTAGACTGCAAGCACAGCCAAGAGTGATTGATATCATAGCGAAAATCACCTTTCCGGAAGTGTAGGTTAACAGAGGCGAAGTCCGAGACGCTGGCATAGTCGATCCCGCAGGTGCAACCCCAGCCGGTCAAATCCGGCAACTCCCGGCTTGTCGCCGCGATGTTCTCCCAATCCGTGACTACGATCTCTGTATCGCTCTGCGGCCGGTTCATGCGCTTAGTCATAAAATCCGCATTGGCGACGGGATTGTTTTTCCAGTCGATGTATTCCTTGCCAATGGTTTCGCGTAGGTCAGGAAGATACAGAAGAGAAGGGTTTGCTTTAACCCACTTAGCTGGATCGTTGGCCTCTTCTTTTTCATCCAGGCGGCAGACGAACGGCAGCAGGCCATTGTCGCCAATCTCACCGTTTAAAATCTGCTCGGCTTGGCGCAGCAGATCGTCTAGAGGCCCCTCACGCACGTCTCCGTTTGTGGTTGCGTACAATCTGCGGGGGTGCTTTTTCTTCCCGAGCCCGGTGATGAACACTTTGATGTTCTTATAGTTCTCATACTGGTGGACTTCGTTGAACACAACGATCCCGGAGCGCATGCCGTCTTTGGATTTCGGGTTGTTCGTGCGGCCTCGGATGGTTCCCCGGTACTTTAGCCCTCTCACTTTCTCTTTGGTCCATTCGAAATGCTTTTTCATCTTCGATCGGTATCTGGTGTTTTCAAGCACCTCCAGAATGTCGTTGACAGGCCGCATCGCCACATCCTCAGCGGTAGCACAGATGTCCACGTCATAAGCCCGTATGCGGTGATAGGGGGAGACGAGGCACATGGATTCCATGGCAATAAATCCGTCTTTGCCGGCACCCCGGCCAATCAGCAGAAGCAGGTCAGGCCAGCGGGGCTGCCCGGTTTTTCGCCAATAGGTGCACAGGTGAAGGGCAATACAAAACGCCTCCCATTCAAAGAGGCGGTCAAAAGGAAAGTATTTAGCTAGCCCTAAGTATTTCTCCAACTGCTCATCGTCTGTATAAATATCCTCGCTTTCAAAGCATCGGCGGATATATGCACATAATAGATGCTGGTCATTACAGGCTTCGATTTCTCCGGTTTCCACCATCAGGAGGTAACGCTGAATATGCTTATTTATCTCACAGTTCATCATCCTCACATTCGACATTCATACTCACATCCTTCAGCGATGTGATGATCCGCATCAGGGTTGACGCCGTTCTGTTGGCACTGTCGGCCGTTTTGTTATACGCGTTTATGGCTGGGTGGGAGTAGATGTTCTGACGGCCTTTCACATATTCCTTTGTGACCAGAATCCCGGTATCATTCAGCTCCCGTTCAAGGTCTGACAGCATTTTTAGTTGTACCTGATAGCGCTTAAACGTTGTTACGAACAAGAAATTCTGTTCTACACCACTTTTCTGAGCAGCCTCAAGAATCTTATTTGCCTGTTCGTTTAGATTTATTTTTGCCATATGGCTTCTCCTTGGTCATTACAAGAAACAGAGCCGTTTGGGGCCCTGTCCTCAGTATGAAGTTAAGTTCTACATATCCGAGCAAAACAGTGTATATATTATGACTCACCGGTCAAGATGAAATGGGTCTGTCATCGTCGCACCTCCGACAAAGGTCTTCTCCATAGACCACGTTCAGTCCGCTGCCGTTATCCCAATTAACCATCACGCTTGCTGTGTCGTCCACACCGGTTACAGTGCCCTTGCTACCGATGGGCGGAGCCTGCACGTCATCCATGTGAAGAAGCTCCACTCGGCAACCAACCGGATATTGGCGGCGGATACGCTCAACTATTTCTTTACTCGGAAATCTCATCGTTAGCCGCCTCCTCTTTGTTCAAATTGGCACCGGAGCGAAACGCGGCGCTGCCGGTCAGATTCCGAAGGAGAGTCCGACGCGTTTCCTTATGCTCATTACCGATGAAGCCGAGGCGGAGCAGAAAGCAGCGGAAAGCGTACTTCTCATTGTCCGTTTCCTTTTCCTTTGCGGTCACGCGGTTCTGTTTCTGTGCTACTGTGCAGAGTGCGCTGATAAAGCTGGAATAGGCAAAAACCTCCGCCGGCTGAAGGTTGAACTCAAACCATGGGAACCGGAGCGTTGTTTCTGTGCGCTCAATCGGAAGGGAATCAATACCGAGCGCTTTTTTGATGAGGATTGCTTTGCTTGCAATCAGCTTTTCCAGATTAGAAATCACTTCATCGGTAAAGAAAGAAAGTGGCATTTCAATGGTCAGTTGATCAGGTTCATCCGGTTCGGGAACATCGCTGGCTTGCATGCCATTTTTGCCCTGCCAGTTCTCACGGCGAGTGCGTCCCAGTCCAAGTTCCTCACGCCCGTCCATCCGTAAATCCTCAAAGGCGGGAATATCATCGCCGCCGTATTGTCCGCGATTCGAGTAGTCGGGGACGTTTGTGTTTTCTAGGTTCAGTCGGCGCATTTCGCGTTCAGCCCAAACCTCTGCTTCGTCATTTAACTCTTCAATTGAGGGTGTTGCACCCATGCCGCCAAGCCCGCTTTCGTAGCTATCAGGTTCGTCGTATTCGCGCTCCGAAGCGTCAAAACCCTTTTGATGAAGGGCATCTTCCAAGTCCAGATTGTCCTTGCCTGTAACCATACCGTTCTTGTCGATGTGATAGCCGCCTACCTCGTAGGCGAAGGTGGGGGCTCCGAGGTAATTGGTCGGTACATTCAGTTCCTGACTGATCGCGGCTACCAGTGCTTTTCGTTCCGGACCCGTTATGTTGTAGTTGATTCTCATGGTGTAAACCTCCGATTCATCTTGATTCCGAAGGCTTCGATTGCCTTCCGGTGATTACATATATCACTCGAAGAGGCTGTAATAGCAAGTCTTTTATGTAGTTTTCGGTGCATAATTGCCTACTCACGGCTGGCAACCTGTTTCACCAAATCAGCATATTTAAGCGTTTCACCGCCGCGCTGGCAGGTGATATCCGTACCACCGTTCTGCTTGAATTCGGCATACCGACGCAGGATGACAGAAGCGTACTTTTCATCAATCTCGAGCATGAAACAGGTGCGATCAAGCTGCTCGCAGGCGATGAGCGTCGAGCCGCTCCCACCAAAGGTGTCCAGCACGATGGCGTTTGCCTGGCTGCTGTTTGTAATAGGATAGGCAAGCAGGTCAATTGGTTTTGAGGTCGGGTGATCGGCGTTCTTTTTTGGCTTGTCGAAGTTCCAAATCGTGGTTTGCTTGCGGTCGGAGTACCACTTGTGCTTGGCCGTGTCTTTAAATGCGTACAGCACCGGTTCATGCATCTGCTGATAATCACCGCGCCCAAGTACAAGGGCGTTCTTCACCCAAATGCAGGTAGTCGAGTAATGGAATCTCGCATCAACGCAGGCGCGAAAGAAGTTGACCTTCTCCGAGTCTGAGTGGAAGCAGTAAAAAGCCCCGCCATCGGTGAGGTTTTCGTAGAAGTTCTTAAACGCAGAAAGTAGGAAGTTGTAGAATTGCTCCGCTTTCATGCTATCGTTCTTTATTTTCAGTCCACTGGCAGATTCAAACGATACGTTGTAAGGAGGGTCTGTCAGGACAAGATTCGCCTTGCGGCCATCCATCAGTTTCTTGACCGTGTCGGCATCTGTAGCGTCACCGCAGATAAGCCGGTGCCGGCCGAGTGTCCACACGTCACCGGGCATAACGAAAGCCGCCTCTTCCAAAGCGGCTGTTAGATCGAAATTGTCATCCTCGGCTTCCTTGCTGTCCATATCCTCAAGCAACATGGTAATCTCTTCATTCTCGAATCCGGTTAGGTCAAGATCAAAATCCAAATCCCGTAGTTCCTCAAGTTCGACACGCAGCATATCCATATCCCAACCGGCGTTCAGCGCGATTTTGTTATCCGCCAGTATGTACGCGCGCTTTTGTGCCTCCGTCAGATGGCCCACAAAAACACATGGCACTTCTTTGATTCCCTCCGCTCGGGCCGCCATAATCCTGCCATGGCCGGCGAGGACATTGAATTTGTCGTCTATTAGAACCGGATTAACAAAACCGAATTCCCGAATACTGGCTTGCAGCTGAAGTATTTGTTCCGGGGAATGGGTCCTGGCATTACGCGCATACGGGACTAATTTGTCTACATCTACAAGCCTGTAGTGTTCTTTTTCAGCCATTTCATGACCGTCCTTTTCCAAAAAAATTCATGCGCGCGCGAAGCGGCACAGTCCTACACCCACCCGAGTAACGCCCCGCCGAATTAATCTGCGTTTATTCTGACCGGGGGGATTACCACCGCTCATCGTTCAGCGGTTTCTTTGTATGACGCAACCGTTCCGGGTGGCAAATCATCTCATGACAGTCCTTGCAAACAGAGATCAGGTTGCGCTTTTTGTTTCCGTTGTCATCTTTGTAATATTTCTCAAGCCCGAGCTCTGGATGCTTTTCCAGATGATTTACATGATGGACAGTTGTTGCCTTTGTATATATTCCTTTTGTTTTACAGAGCTGGCATTCGAACTTATCTGCTTTCAGAACTTCTCGTCTGAGATGTCGCCACTCTTTTGAAAGATAAAACGGATTTGTTTTGTGAAATATGAAACCACAACCCTTGAATAAGCCGGCCGCACTTGGGCACAAAGAAAGCCCTCACAGGATTTGCTCCCATGAAGGCTTCGTCTTATTATATTTTGCTGATTGTATCATAACATAAAGCCCATAGTGCAAAACAGTGCAAAAGTGTGTCAAGTTTCAGGAACGATGATTTTTTCCAGTGCTTCTTTATGAATGATGTGCACGTTCCTTACACGATAGCCCATGTCAACCGCTATCTGCTCCCATGTCTTGAAGCAAAGGTATCGCAGTTCCAGAAGCGTCTGGTATTCCGTGTTCTCCACGGCTTTGATAAGTTTAACCATCTCTCCCTTTAGATCAACGAGGCGTTCCATGTCGCGGTTGATTTCCGCTTGCAGAGCAACAATTTTCGCCACAACGTCAGCCATCGTAGAGGTTCCGTGGTTCGGATTCCGCGGCATGCCAGTGAGGGTTGATGTGCATTTTGCCGACAGCGCATTTAAAGACGTAACCTGCTCCAGCTTAGAATTGATGCGCTGATCAAGACGGTAAGCCTGTCTGAGATATTCTTTTGCCGTCATATCACGCCACCTCCTCGTTCAGACGTTTGATAAGTAGTTCAGGGTCGAGTTTGGTGAGGACACCGAACCAGCCGGAGCGGAAGAACCGCTCAATTGACTCCTTATCCTGTCTGTAAGTATCTTTCTCCCGATGCAGGTTATATCTGCATAGAGCCTCGCGATAATCCTTGACTGCCTGTACAATAATTGCGTTTGCTAGATTTTCATAAGGTGTGTTCATACTCGTACCTCCGAATTAAAATATTCACTCGGATTGGCGCGGATTGTCGTTGATTGTCTCAGATTTGCAGGTCTGCTTTAACGGCATCGATCAAGGCGGCTTGGGTGCTGTCCTTCTTGGATAACACCTTCAGAATCCGCTCGTCGATGGTACCCTTCGCCACGATGTGCTGCACCACAACCGTTTCGGCATCTTGCCCTTGCCGCCAAAGGCGGGCGTTGGTCTGCTGATACAGTTCCAGCGACCAGGTCAACCCAAACCAGACGATACAGGAACCGCCGCTTTGAAGGTTCAGCCCGTGACCGGCAGAGGCGGGGTGGATAAGCGCCACGGGCAGCTCGCCGGTGTTCCACCTTCGGATGCTATCGGCGCTGTCCAGCTTGGAGAAGGGGACATGGAGTTTATGTAGTCGCTCCGTGATGCGGGCAAGGTCATGCTTGAACCAGTAGGCAACAAGAATCGGCTTTCCGGCAGCTGCTTCGATGATATCCTCTAGTGCGTCCAGTTTTCGGTCATGGATGGTGATGATGTCACCGTCGTCGGTGTATATAGCTCCATTTGCCATCTGGCATAACTTACCGGTGAGCGCGGCGGCGTTTGCGGCGGTGATGTCGCCGTCCGGGATTTGCAATACGAGGTCTTGCTTCAACTCGTCGTAACGTTTGCCCTCATCATCGGATAAACGGACAGTGTATTCGCTGCTGACCAGTTCCGGCATTTTCAGCAGGTCGGTTGATCGCATAGAGATGGTGATGTCGGAGATTTTGTCATAGATCCGCTGCTCTGCTCCTGGAAGGGGTTTGTAGCTGAAGATGACCTGCCCATTTCGTTTGTCTGGCATGAAGTAGTCAAGCCGGTACTGACCGATAAACCGGCCGAGCCGTTTGCCCATATCCAGCAGCCTGAATTCAGCCCATAAATCCATGAGGCCATTTGCGGAAGGAGTACCTGTGAGACCGATGATGCGCTTGACTGTAGGTCGCACCTTCATTAGTGCTCTGAACCGCTTTGCTTGGTAGTTCTTAAAGGAGGACAGCTCGTCAACCACGACAGTGTCGAAGTTGAACGGTAGCTTGCTTTCCTCAACGAGCCACTGGACGTTCTCACGGTTGATAATGTAAATGTCGGCGGGCTTTATAAGAGCGGCACGGCGCTCTGCTTCGGTGCCGACCGCCAAGGAGCAGATGAGGTTCTGGAGATGATCCCACTTATCTGTTTCAGCAGGCCATGTATCCCGTGCCACTCGCAGCGGAGCGATAACCAGAATACGGTGCGCTTCGAAGCTGTCAAAGAGAAGGTCGTTCAGAGCCGTCAGCGTGATGCTCGTTTTGCCAAGGCCCATATCCAGCAGGATAGCGGAGATGGGATGTGCCCCAATATAATCGATGGCATATTTCTGGTAGTTATGTGGTTTGTATTTCATCAAGAAGCCCTCCAATCTGTTGCTCGTCATCAAGAACATAAACCTTGAAGCCAAGCCTGCGAATTAATCTGTGCCTTGCCAGCTGAAGTAGTCGCGGCTTTTCGCCGGGAGCCTTAACCTCCACGAAAGCCATGTGACCACCCGGTAGAAGCACGATGCGATCTGGCATACCGTCAAAGCTAGGACTCGTGAATTTCGGCGCGATGCCTCCAGCAGCTTTGACTGCCAGTAACAGCTTTTTTTCAATCGCTTTTTCTCTCACATTCTCACGCTCCATCAGGGATTTTAAGGGAGAGGGTTAACCTCGATGCAGGTCGTTTCTAAGACTTTTTCTTATAGTGTTTTTTTCTCTCTTAAGAGACTTTTTGTATATGACCTTTATCGAGGTTAACCCATAGTGCCATTAGCCTAAAAATTCCTCAAAATCTCCGTCATCAGTTTTTAACTGCAGCCCTGTAAAGAACCGCTTGTTTTTGACTTTGATACGGCTATGCCCGGCAGCCTCCAGTGCGGAATAGAAGTCTGTAGTACTGCGAATATACTCATTTGTGTCAACACAGTAATTGCGATACGCTCGATAAAGTGAACTGGAACTCTCTCGGAAGCTCGCATCAAGCTCGCATTTATCCTCAAGGAAATGAGCGAACCAATTGTTTTGTGCTCGGTACTCTGCGATAGCTTTCTGTACACATTCTGGTACGGGAATCTTGTAGTCCAGCGAAATGACCTTCTTGGCTCCCTCGATCAACCATGCAAGAATGCTTTCACCGGCGTTCTGATAGAGGTACTCGCCGTAGTTCTTTATATCGCTGCTGCCCTCAATTTTTGCATCGAAGGGTATGACGATCAGCCTGCGCCAGATACCATCATCAGAGGCGCTGACCTTTGGAAGGTGGTTTGTATAGAGCACCAGTGTGTGGCAGGGGGTGAAGCTGAACGGATCTTTGTACTTCTTTTCGGCGAACACATCGTCGGTGGAGCACAGTTGCTTGACAATGGAATCGTTGAGTCGAGCGCCTTCTTGCATTTCAGCTGCAATAAGAAGTCGTTTACCTTTGACCTCGGCCATTTCTGGTTTGATGTTTCGACGGCACCCAACCGTCAGGGTATCTGCGGAGATATTGCCGCTATACAGACCGAGCACACGGGAGATAGCATTCCAGAAGGTGGATTTACCGTTGCGCCCGCCACCATAGGCGATGATTAGGGCTTCCACATAGACCTTGCCGATGGCTGCGAGACCGCATATCATTTGGACATAGTCGATAAGCTCCTGATTGCCGCAGAAGATGAGTTTCAAACTGTTCTGCCAGAGCTGTTCACCCTTGGCGCTGGGAGAAACGGATGTCATTTTTGTAATGAAATCTTCCGGCGAGTGTTCGCTGGCTCCAGCCATGCCTTCCCGCAAATTGTAAGTAGCGGCGGGCGTACAAAGAAGAAAGCAGTCCGCATCGAGATCTCGCGGTGAGATTTCCAGCATAGGACGGGACTCCTTTAGCGTCGCGGTGATATTCTTTGAATCCCGGCGGCGAATGGTAAAGGACTGGTATGCCTTGGCTGCGAGGAATTCTCTGTACGCTTCGAGCTGCGCGTCGTTCATGAGCGACTCGGCTTTCGCCTTTGATGCGTTTTCAAGAATTTCCTGACCGCCGTTTTCTGTAAGTAACTTCATCGCTGACTGCAGCTCCTTTGTGGCTTCCTCCAATTGGCGGCGGGTCAGCTCATGAGCGACGGCTTGTGCGCCGGGTTCGCTTTCCTGCCAGTAATGGCTGCAGTAACGGATGAAATGCGTAGCTGGAGAATAACGCAATTCGCCGGAGAAGTATTTTGCCAGCACCTCTGCCTGTCCCACGTCGGAGTAATCACCGGGCTTATACGATGTCTGGTCGTTGTAGACATCGGGAGGAACATAGCCGTCCTGCTGCTGCAACTTAGCGAAGAAACGCTGGGCGCTGTGCCAGATGGTCCTAAGCTCAGCTTCATCAAGCGGAGGTGAGCATTTTGCGGCTTCTTCCAGAAAGCATAGATATGCTGCATCACCGTCGCCATACTTCTTGATAACACGACCGGCGAAGCGGGATAAGGTGGCGTTGCGGCTTCCTTCCGGTATGACTTGAGTGGAGCGATGGCCACCGGTCATATCCGCATCGAAATCATTGCCCTCCAGAAACTCGCTCAAGTTTATGCTGCCTTCGTAAATCTCAACCTCCGGCGAATTGGTGCCGTAGAAGAAACGAGCTGCATCCAGCGCCTTGGTATCAAAATACGGAAAGATGGCGTTGACCAGCCTCTTCATATCGCTATAGCAAGCCGCGTCTGTAACGTGGTCAATAGGAAACAAGACATGAAACTTTGGCCGAGCAGGTTTGCCGTTTTTCTCGCGCATATTCGATCGGCTGTAATGAACGGCAAAGGTTACGCCGGGAAACGCTTCCATAACATCAGTGGGCAGCACCCAATCTTGCTGGTTTTCAGAATGGTCGTTGTCGCAGTCAACTGGCAAGCAATCGCTGCCGATGAAGTTGTCGCCATTGCGGTAGTTATTCTTATACTCCGCACACACATAGTCATGACCAACTGCAGCATTCAGGGATGCCGAATCTGTAATCTCCACTTTGTGCGGATAGGAACAGTTGCCAGGGTTCCCGTTGAAATTGGAGTGATAAACGGTGAACATCAGTCGTTCACCTCCGTTGCGCCATCCTCCAGCACTTTGGTGATGAATTTGAGTGCGGTAATAATTGTTTCAAGCTCGCAGTCACCGCCGAGAAAAACCTCTATGCCATCTGTGCCATACGGCCCTATCAGATGCGCTTCAATGTCAGTGCCTCCGGCATTCTCTATGCGAAAGTAAGTACGGCTGCCGTGGCCGGTATCTCCACCCTTATAGCCGTTGGTGCCGGCCTCGACTTCGAGAACATTCGCGTTGTATATGTCGCGGCTAAAGGTTGTGATAGTGATGCCGTCGATATTTCTTTCCTTTTCTGTAATAGCGTACATGATTTAAACCTCCTCGCAGTCTTCATTAAAGTAGCGCAAGCGGTAATTTTTCCACTTGGCTCTCTTGATTTCAGCCTCCATACCGGCTGAGATTGTGTTGCCGAACACCCAAACTTCCGAGCACTTGCTCATCAGGGCGTTGCCGAAAAACAGCCCAAGATGGCGCTCGGTAGGGTCATTTTCATTTAGAAATTGTGGGAACAGCAGATGTGGCGCGATGGGAATGTATCCCTTCTCCACAGCATATCGGCTGTAACCCTGCGCGGCTTTCACGTTTTTCTCTATCTCTCCGGCATAGGGAGAGCAGATATACACGATTGGCCGGAATGCCCGAAGCACCTGTTCTTCTTTTTCTATAACGGACATTGCTTCAAAGGCGGTCGGGTCGTAATAACCCTCGTTGTTGTACTTGTCTATACTCATGTCGACCTCCCATCCGGATGGGCTTTTCGTCCATCTCTAAAACTCACTGGAATAAAAAGCCCATTTTGGACGAAATCTTTTAATCTTTTTTATAAAAATCCGTTTCATAGCCATCGGCACGGAGCAGCAGTCCTTTAGCCCACGATGGCGTCCTGCCCATCTGCTCACAAACCGCTTTAAGCGACATTCGTTGATTGGCTTCAATAACAATCTCATCATGGATGTGCATAACTATGGAACAGCACCGGAGTGTCTGCATAGCGTAGGAAAGAATGTCACGAGAGGTGGCCTGTACGATGTTTTCCACGAACTTTGGCCCGTAGGAATCCAGCCGCTCCCACTTTTTTGTACCACCGATACCCTCATAGGTGATGCACTGCCCGCCGAACTTGTTTTCACTGATACGCGGTTTCACATAGGCGAGCTGTCTGCCGGAAGGGAGCGTCATAAACAGCATCCCACTTTGACAGGAGAAGGTGATACCATGCGTCGAGTTGGTGCGCTTATTGCGGACAGCCTCCATAGCGGCACGGTCTACGTCCCACCAGAATTTCACGATGTGCGGATTGGATTGCCGCCACGCATCAACCAGCGACGGGAGCTCGTCCTCATCAAGCCCCATGTCGAGCGCACCCATTGCTTTGAGCGCACCAACAGAGCCGCCATAGCCGAGCGCCAATTCTGCGATTTTGCCCTTTTGCCGTAGGTGAGTATTGACACCGTGCTTCACAACTGGAACCTTGAACATCTGAATGGCTGAAGCGCAGTAGATATCGCCGTCCTTGGCGAACACATCCTGTCGCCATTGCTCACCGGCAAGCCACGCGATTACGCGGGCTTCGATGGCACTGAAGTCAGAAACTATAAACTTGGCACCGGCTCTCGGAATAAAAGCTGTGCGAATGAGCTGCGACAGCGTATCCGGTACATCCTCATAGAGCATTTCCAGAGCTTCAAAATCTCCGCATCGCACAAGGGAACGGGCTTCAGCCAAGTCCTCTAGATGGTTTTGAGGTAGGTTTTGCATTTGAATAAGCCTTCCTGCCCAGCGTCCAGTTCGATTGGCACCATAAAATTGAAACATCCCACGGGCGCGACCGTCAGCGCAGACTGTATTTTCCATTGCCTGATACTTCCGCACCGATGACTTGGCAAGCTGCTGCCGAAGCGTAAGGACGTCTGCAAGTTCCGGTGGTGCTGTTTTGAGTAACTCGACGACAGCCTTTTTACTGAGCGTGTCGGTTTCCATGCCATTTTCGGCAAGCCACAGTTTCATCTGCTGTACCGAATTTGGATTATCCAGCTCGGTCAGGCACTTTATAGCGGCAGTGAGCTCCGAGCGGGAGCGACTGTCCATGTTAATGGCCTCCTGAACCAGCGTCATATCGAGAGACACACCACGGTCGTTGATTTCTTGATCGAGGTGGTACTCGTCCCATACGCTGTCCGGCACCTGGAATTTGGCGAGCTTCTCCTGAATGGACATCTCCGTCTCCACATCACGGGCATTATACTTTTTAAACATGGACCACTTGTCTGGTGCGTGATATGGGTAATTGCGAGTACGCTGGCCGTTAGATTTTGTCGGCGCACAGGGCTGGCAGAAATATTTGATGAGGTCCTTTCCCTCGGTCAGTTTCTGCTTGTCCAGCTTGAGCACAGAGCCGACGCCTTCTAGTGAAAGCGGCAGTCCCATCGTCGCCGCCCACACCATTGAGCACTTCCACGAGGCAGGGGAGAGGTACGCGCCGATGGGATAGCCAAGAAAGCGCGACAGACAGATCCGTTCAAAGTTGGCGTTGAAAGCCCATTTTGTCACCGTTTCATCTGTGAGCGCAGCAATAATCGTATTGGGTATCTTCTCGCCACAGGCAAGATCGACGACCTGCACTTCGCCGCCGTCCACGCTGTAGCTGAACAGCAGGATCTCAAAATCCGGCGACTCGACATAGCGGTACACACCGGATTTGGCGAGATTGACGCTAGAAAACGTTTCGATGTCGCAACTTAAGGTCTTTATTTCAGCCATGCAAAAGACCTCCCGCACTTAATCTTGCTGATAACCTGTGATGAAATATCGAACATGCTTGCGAGCTCACAACCTTTTATTCCGCAACACAGTCCAAAGCGGATAGCCTCAACATCATCCAATGAGAGTTTTCTCCAGCGCCCACCTTGCCGATAAACATCAAGAATGTTTTCGGTTCTGGTACCATAGCGAAGATTTGATAAACGGTTATCAGTTGGTACACCATTTAAATGAAGAACCTCCATACCTTCAGGAGGTTCTCCGACAAAAGTTTTCATAACTAGCTGGTGCACAGGCTTGCCGTTAGTACCTTTACGAAGAATCACAGAAATATGACCACATTTACAATAGCGACCAGGTTTTAGAATCCGTTCTGGAATAGTGCGGTAAAATGGTTTTCCTGTATACCAATTCTTACTGATGGCCATGCGCTCAAGACTTTTTATACGTCCCAGCGTACTGGCTTGATATTTACCTTCGTAGCCGGGTATGTCTTTCCATGTTTCTTCCATATATACCAATCCTTTCTCATAGCCCTAAGGGTGGCAGAATTGCTCCCGCCACCCTCCATCCACAGGTTCTTATTTGAAATCCCTCATACGCTTTTCGTGATATTCTTTATCACGAACCTCGCGTTCTGCATTGCGCTTAGCACTCTTGCGGTCGTTACGAATGCTCTGAATCATTGAGATCAAGAACGCTACGCACAGGATGGAATATAAACCCAAAAGGATATTTACTAATACAGTTGTCATCGTTTTACCGTCCTTTCTTAAGACAAAAAGTCATCATTATCTTCAGTTGCAAAATCGGAATCAGCACTGGCTTTACCGCCGAGAGGTTCACCGTCGCGCACCTTCTGCAGGTTGTTCAGTCCACAAGCGATGCCTTTGTTGCCATTGCTGTTAAAGGCATAGAAGCTGATGCTGGCTCTGCCATACACGCCGGAGTACACCTCGGAGCGAGTCAGAATGGGATTGCGGTCAGCGTCCACGATACCGGGGGCAGTAGCAGAATTTGCGTTGATAAAGTAGGCGTTTGTGTAAGCAGGATCATCCGGACGCTCAGAGTCCCCATCTCTGAGGGGAGTTTTAATCACTGCCATCGGAGGCACGGATTTGCCGTTGCCCTTGAGCTTTGACTCACCGTCGTGATAGGCTGCTTCGATAGCGGCCTTGATCTTGGCAACAGTCTTGGTGTCGGATTTGGGGACAATGAGTGAAACAGAGAATTTCGGAGTGCCACCATTGATACTCTTGGCTTCCCAGACATTTGCGTAGCTCCAGCGGGTTTCGGGACCGGTGATAACCTTCATCGGGTTGTTGGCTTTATTTGTGTTGTTATTCATAATCGTTTTCCTCCATAAAATCATTTTTGGCTGTGTTCATGGCCGGACGTTTATCGCTCTCCGGTACAAGCGTTGGTTTACCTTGAGGCTTTTCGATATACTCCGCGAGGAGTTCGTCAAAGCGGGATTTTCCTAGTAGCTTCTGCATGGCAGTGACGCCGAGGACTTTTCGTTCATATGGGTCGAAGCCTGCTTTGCTGACTGCTTCAGTAACCTCCGAATCGTTTGTGTACTTGCGGTTTGAGCGCCCTTCGACCAGTTTCCAGCCATTCCATGCCTTTCCGCTAATTGCTTGCTGCAGGGCGTATTCCTTTATATCCGTAGCCCAAGAAATAAGGTCATCGATACGCGCGAGGATTTCTTCTACTTCTACATCCTCCAGCAGAGGGGGTAACTTGAAATCATACCGGGCAAGCTCCATATTGGCCTCAGCTCTGGCACGGCAATCATGCTTAGCTTTGCAAAAACCGCACCACTCGCCGCAGAGAAAGTTGCCATCACCGGCGAAAGCAAGATCGGCGGTAGGCTTAAGCACATCGTCAGCCCAACGATAGAGCTCATCCTTCTGAAGATCGTAGATGCTGACGTTATCTCGACGCGGCTGGTAAATAGTCATCCTGACATGGTCGATGTCGTAAATACCGTCGAACAGTTCAAGAGCCCCGAGGGCGTAGCACATCATCTGTGGGTTCTTATCGGCGCTTACGAGGACACCAATCCCATGCTTGTAATCGCATATCTGCAAGGTGCCGTCTGCGATAATGATGCAGTCGGCGGTTCCAAAACCGGACTCAACCCAGCGGGAGAAATCCACGCGCTGCTCGATCAGAATAACAGGATCAGCGCAGGTTTGCTTTGCGGCTTCCACTTGTTCAAGCACATAGGCGGCGTAGCCAGAAGCGCAGTCGTCCATTTCCTCGTTGAACCAGGTAAGGTTTTTGGTCGGGTCTTTGGCCTCCATACCAAGCACCCGACGGAGCTTGTACTCACAGAGCGCATGGGCGTCGGTGCCTTCGGCGGCGTAATCGCTGCCCTTGTCGTCGTAGCTCTCACTGAGCCGAGCAGAGGGCGGACAATGGAGCCAGCGGTCGGAGCTAGAGGCGGAGAGAACAGCATGTCCTTTAGTTGGCATTAGTTAGTCCCTCCACATCGGTGAGCAGTGCCTTGTAATTAGAGGGGTCTATACCCGACAGCTTATCTGAACCGTATTTCTGGAGCAGAGAGCGAATCTGAGCGGTGAAGCCCGCACGAGACTTGTCTGCCAGGACAGCTCTGACCGCTTCCAGTGTAAGTACCAGTTCAACGGGAACAGGCTCATCGCCGCTAAACTGCTCCGCTAGCCAATTGGCGGCCTCGTTAATAGTGGTAGCGCATCTGCGCAGGTCTTCGATGGTTGCGGCAATTTCGCTCATTTTGCTCATCTGTTTTTCCTCCTTCCGTAGATTGTCTTTGTCCGGCAAGCAAGGTCAGTTTTCTTGCCAGCCGCATGGATACGATGCTGATTGCGGTGAGAATGTTAACGAGCTCATCGTCCGCAGTGCAGCTCTGGGGTTTTGTTTGGGGCTGATACATTCCGTTTCACCTCCGTTCTGAAAGCCGGTTGTGTATCGCTTTCACAACTCACTGGAACGAAAAGGCCCATTTGGACGAAAAACAGAAAAACTTTTTTGAAAAAATCTCCGACCACCGTATAAGGGAGGCCGGAGATCATGTCTAATTAAATGATGTTACCATAATCCTCTCGGAGCAGAGCTTCAACTTTTTCAAGACGTGACCTGAAGGTGCTGCGGGGTATTCCGACAAGGTCGGCGATGTCGCGGTCTGATACACCTTCCATGCGAAGCTCTCCGATACGACGAGCTTCGGGAAAGAGCTTGTCCAGACGATTGAAAAGCTGATCCAGCACCAGCTTGTCCGCAACAACGGATTCGATATCGGCGCTGGGATCCTCTCGCTTGTCCCCCATGAGCTCCTGCTCGTACTCAAGCGACCAAACATTTCCTGGCGCATGATACGAGCAATCGAGGCAGCAGCCGTCGCAGCGCCATAACTTGCTTCTGGAGCACATACACTGGCCGTTTTTCTGTGCTTCTTTCTGAGTGCGCCAGATGGGACGGTAGTATTCATAGTAGAATTCCTTCGTCACCGGGACGAACTGGTGGGTGCTGGGTATGTAGACCTTGTACTCGCGGTTTTGGTTTTGATTGGCGTTGTTTGACATAAATTATCCTTTCCGCCTGTGTGCGGGTCGGGCGGCAAGGACACATAAAAAGCCGGTGCTTCGATGTACACCGGCCACAGTTGCATAAAATGGGCATGGCAAGGCACGGTGGGCACATCTGAGGCTTCAAACACGGCTTCTGCCGTGCTTGGAACTTCCTATGTATCCCGCCGCCTTAATGCGCATCTCAGGCTTTGAGATTTATTACATTTTCATATTAGCACTGAAATTTTTTGCATAACGGACACGTCATGTCCAACCAAAATCCGTGAAAATAGAAAAAGCCAGAGTTATCTATTTATGCCTTTTATAGGCTTAGTAGATAACTCCGGCGGTTTGCTCCTCGATTGGTTACGGGGCAGATGGCGGTAGTTTCTGTTTATTCGTTAACGGCTATATTCTTTGCTGCTTCTACCTGGTATACTACATCGTCCCAGGAAATCTTTTCATACTTGTTCTTATCGGACTTCTTTTCAAGGAAGACCTGGTCTCCTTCGACTATTACGTCACAGAAACGGGGTTGTGTCGCCTTACAGCTGTGGAGGTCACGGATCGGGCGTTTTACCATTTAGCCACCCCCTCAAAACTGATTGAGCCACTCAAGGAATTCCTCTGTTGTGGCTAACCCGTGCGCCAGCTTATTTCTCCAGGTTTTTATTTCGGTTGTCAGCTGGTCGAGTTTTGCAGCGGCGTCTGAATCCTCAGGATGTCTGTTCGTCATCATCTTATAGCGCATATACACTTTGCGGTATTCCTTCGTAGCAGTATCGTTTTTTTCTTTGGTTGCTCTGGTAATTTGGGCTCCGACATCCTTGCAGGTCTTTTCCTTGTTGTCACGCAGAGGGAAAGAGCAATACACCGAATCCGACCTTCCTTCCGGAACGAAGTAATGACCACAGTTCTTGCACTTGACGATAAGGGCTTCAGTATTGATGCATTGAGCCATTTCAAAAAGCAGGAGGGAAATGGATGTTTTGATTGTATACAACGATTCAAAGCTGTTTTCGATTCTGATTATTCTGTAGTCGATGTGCTGCGCATCCATAAAGCTGCCATACATTGCAGATATGAGTTCTATGCTTCGGTCGTGAGTTTCATTCCCGATTTCATTGCTTTCCATTATCTGCGTAAACATATGCTTTGTGATGACATAAATGCTTGCGAAATTCAAGTAGCAGGTCAGCAGAAGCTGAAGAACAGTTTCTCCACCAATCTCCGAATAACCCGTGTTCTCAAAAATAAATTCCTTTACGCTATCATATGTGTTTGTTACAACGTGTTTCTTGTATTCTTCAACTCGGTCAGTCCTTACTGCATTAAACCAGTCTTCAGAGGTATTCATAAATTCCACGGCTACCATAGTTCCGATTACCGGTGGCAGATTGTCAGTCATCTTTTCTTGAAGCTGCATGAAGGTTTCAACGAAGTTGTCAACTGTTGCCGGTTTATCCAAGCTTTCACACGCCATAATAAGGTCCTTCAGTTCCGTGGGAGCCAACCTTGTGTACTCGCAGATGAGACCGCCTATTGGATATTCATCCTGGCATTTCGGCATCACCATTACATATTTCTTACCATCAAAGGTTACGTGCAGGCCAAAATCAATGTTAGGTTCGTCTTCTCTTGTTATCATTTTCTTTTCTCCCCTTGAAAAAAACTATTGTTAACAATCGGTATCATTTATTTTTGATTGCTAACACTAGTATATTACGTAACCACTGTTATGTCAACAATGTTTATGATTTTTTATAATTGTTAACATCTGCTCAAAAAAAACACCCACCACGGTTTGTGATGAGTGTGTTCTGACCGGACATGCCGTGTCCGTTTTTTGCCCAAAAAATTTTTAAATTTCTACTCCGTACGGCTCTAAATATTCCCGGACTACCCATATCGGCTCCGGATATTTGATGTACAGAGCCTCGTTTATCCATTGATGGTCGGGATACATCATGGGGTTCAGCTTGCAGCCGAGGACCTCTATCAGCTTGAAACTGATCGTAGGAGGGAGGTGGAGTCCGAAGCATATAAGGGCTGCTGTCTCGACAGTCGGCTTCGTTGTTCCCTTTACTGTCCGACTGATGGTCTTCGGATCACGATCAATTTCAAGGCCAAGATCTGTGTAATTCATGCCGCGCCATTCAAGTAGAAGTTCCATGCATTGTTCCGGGTCATCGGTCATTTTTTTACGAATCTCCAATTCCTCGGCTTGCACTTTCTTCCGCATAGCCACTTGGCGTTCTTGAGGAGCATTTTGGTATCCGTTGTGGAATGTGAGTTCAAAAGTAATATCACTCGGCTCACGATTCAAGAAGCACGCTGTATAGTATTCTTCGCCAACATTGCTTTTTATGTTCATGTCAAAGACGAGGCAGCACTCATCCATATGGGAACGAGCATAATCCGTTAATTCCATCTTGCCGTTTGTATTGTAATTCACATACAGCGGAGTGTTAAAGACAAAATGGCTGTCTATATACAGATAATCGCCGTTTTCTGTTAGTGAGCGAAGCACAGGATTTTTAAAGCGCTCAATGGCTGCATCCTGTGCGCCGATAGAAAAGGTCTGATTAATTTTGATAGCGCCTTTTTTGAAACTGTGCGCCTTCACATAGCGGCCATCAATATATGTAAACGTGCCAATGGCTTCTTCGAAACCGAGCTCAACGAGGCGGATTTTGGTGGCCTGTTTGGAAACGCCGAAGTCCATCATCAAAGCGGTAATGACCATCTCCATTACATCTATGGAGTGAGGAGCGCGCGTTTCACGCATGAACTTTGCGATATACTCTTTGGCTTTCGCCCTAAATGGACCGGCCGGCATCTGAATTCTTGGAGTCAGTTGATTTGCTTGCCGTTCCATGTATTCCGTGGCCTTTTTCGCCATTTCGGATTTTGCACCACCGACAACTTCGCAGTTGATGCTAGAGGCTTTGTTATTATATAGTTTTTCCAGTTCAAAAACCTTACGGTGCATTACCCAATGGACGCATTCATGGACTATGGTGTTGTTCACAGATCCAAGATTACGGAGGAGGTACATCTCCGGATCTACAACGATTGTTTTTGCATCTACATGGACCCTCTTTGTCGCACAAGTACGAACGTCAAACATTTCGGTGTCACTGTCAACGAAGAAAATCTGTCCAAATACAGACGCATCCTCTTTGATGCGATGCGTGCTTATTGTCAATCCAAGCCTATTTGCCAGGATGGCAGGGTCAACGTATACTGGCGGCTGACCGCTTCGTTGAATTTGGAGCGCCTCCGGATAATTATCTTCGAGGAAAGCAGTAGCTACTTCCTCCAATTTATCCTTGGGGATATATGGTACGAGTGCATCTGAAAGCGAGTTCTCCGGGGCATTATTTTTGCTATACGGCTCAATGTTTGTAATATTCCAATCATCGAGAGCTTGGGACAAGTCTCCCTCGCAGGAGATCCGTACCCAAGAGAAACATTCATCGGAGTAGTCGTTGTGGCGGTTCGCCTCAGATACCTCTACTTCAAGTTCCACAGCAATATCAAAGGCAACACGCATTCTAGGAAGGTCGCTAATATATACACGCTGAATTGTCGCATCTACAAATTCGGCATTTTCAATGTGCTGTACCCGGTTGGAATACAAGTCAAGCCGTTGCCAATTTTCTTTGACGTATTGAGCAGCGGCGTCGCAAAGGCCGTTATAGCATTTACTTTTTACATATTCAGCAAAAGAACGTCCGGTAGACACCATATTGCAGCCCTTCCAGTACAAGATGTATAACATTATAGCACTTAGAAGAGAAAAAATCAATAATTAGCATCAAAATTTCATGCGTTCGTAAAGAAAAAGCATTGAATTTAATACTAGTTTGTGGTATATTTATTTAGACCTTATTATGACCACCATTGGGGAGAGGTGATTACGATGGCTATAAGTTATAAAAAACTCTGGAAATTGTTAATTGACAAAGACATGAAGAAAAAGGATCTGCAAAAGCTTGCAGGTGTCAGTTCTGCATCAATTACTAAACTTGGAAAAAGTGAGAATGTAAATACGGATGTTTTGGTTAAAATTTGCCGAGCGTTGGACTGTGACGTGTCAGATATTATGGAAATCGTTTCAGATGATGAAGAGAAGTAAGATAAATATAGCGGCATAAGCCGTTGGATTGGTGATTAAAACAATGAACAAACTTGACACATTTTTTATATCGAAAGAGCAACCTTGGGTAAAACTCTATAACATGGATTTACCGTCAACTAGGGGTGGCTTTTTTTATAATACATTTGCTTACCCAACAAAAATCTCTCCAGAATCCATAGCTATCTATATAGCTGCACATACAAAGCCAGGTGATACGGTTTTGGATGTATTTGGAGGTAGTGGTTCTACTGGAATAGCGGCTCTTATGTGTGAGCATCCAACGGAATCCATGAAGATACTGGCGAAGAAATTCAACTTTCAGCCCGAATGGGGCGCAAGGAATGCTCTCGTCTATGAGATTGGAAAATATGGAGCATTTGCCTCACAAGTAATGGCAAACCCACCTGAACAGAAGTTGTTTACTAAAGCTGTAAAAAATTTGTTGGATACAATGGAAGATGAGTTGCCAAATTATAATACAAAAGATGAAGAAGGAAATAGGGGCGTTATTCGCCATATAATCTATTCGGATATAGTTCTGTGCTCTCACTGTGGTAAGGAGTTTACATATTATGCAGGAATGGTACGTTATGACCCGCTTAGAATAGACGGTGATGGCATATGCCCTCTCTGTGGGCACAAAGGTAAAGCATCTGACTTTGAATATGTTACAGAAGAAATATATGATAACTTACTTGATAAATCGATAACACGAAGAAAACGTGTACCGGTTAGAGTTTACGGGCAGACTGGTCGGAATAAGTGGGTACGGGAGGCCAACGAAACTGATATCGAACAATTCAAAGCCGCAGAGGCTTTGGAATACCCACGTTCATATGAAGCTCAAAAGATTGTGTGGGGAGAATTGTACCGCTCTGGTTACCATACAGGTATCTCGCACTTGCACCATTTCTACACCAAGAGGAACTTCCTTGTCATGTATTTGTTGTGGGAAAAGGCAGATGAGTTTGAACCTAAGATACGCAATGCAATTAGATTGCTTCTTCTGAGTTACAATGCCTCACATGCGACTTTAATGACGCGGGTTGTTGTCAAGAAGAATTCTAAGGACTTTGTATTGACCAGTGCGCAAAGCGGGGTTCTTTATATTAGTAGTTTACCAGTTGAAAAGAACATTCTCACGGGTGTCAGGCGTAAGCTTAAATCTTTTGAAGATGCCTTCACTTATTTGAATCACTGTACTGGACATTTTGATGTGATCAACAAAAGCAGTCAGCACTTAACTCAGCCAGATGAATCCATAGACTATGTGTTTACTGACCCACCATTCGGTGACTTTATCCCATATGCTGAAGTGAATCAAATTAACGAGCTATGGATTGGAGAACCAACCAACCGTGCAGATGAGATTATCATAAGTCAGTCCCAGAAAAAAGATGTACCTTGCTATCGGAAGATGATGACTGAGGTTTTTGGTGAAATGAAGCGGGTTCTGAAAGACGATGCATTTGCGACTGTCGTGTTCCATTCGTCGAAGGCGGTAGTCTGGAACGCACTATGTACAGCTTATTCTGACGCTGGCTTCTCCGTTGAAGCTACGACTTCGCTGGATAAATGTCAGGCAAGTTTCAAACAAGTTGTTTCAGAGGGATCTGTCCAAGGTGACCCGTTAATTCTTTTATCAAAGGGTAAAGGCATACATTCGTCTTTGCATTCACAAGCAATACTTGATGAAGTCATTGAAAATGATGATTCAGACACTGCAAAGAACGAGCGGCAGATTTATGCAAAATATATTGGAAAATGCCTGAAGCGTGGTATAGAAGTAGAATTTGATGCAAAAACCGCCTATGACTATATAGCGCGTAAAATGGAGGCGGTCAAATGACGGATGCTATAACGAAAAAACGTCTTGGACAGTACTTTTCAGGCAACAAGGTAGCCAACCTGCTGATCAACCTCTGTTCATTGACAGGCGGAGAGTTTGTCATTGACCCGATGGCCGGGGTTGGAGATATGCTCACTGCAGCTATTCAATCAGGGATACCGACCGAGAAGATAAGCGGAATTGAGATCGATCCTGATGCCGGAAGTCTGTGCATGAAAAGAATTGCTCCGGGCAATGTTTATATAGGAGATGCTTTTTCAACCGAACCTTACTTAGCCTTGAGACGCATGGCTTGGGATTTGGTAATCACCAACCCACCATATGTTCGTTATCAGTCCATGGGTAGATTTGAAAGTGATGGCATTTGTCTGAAAAGCGCAAAAGAAACGCGTCGGAGCCTCAGCGAGCTGGTGGATGAGATAAGCCATCTTGATGACGATGAAAAGGTATGTTTTCAGCAGATCATTCAAAACTACTCTGGGTTGTCCGATCTTGCGGTTCCCGCGTGGATTCTTTGTTCAGCATTAGCGCAAGTAGGTGGACGGATTGCTATGGTTGTGCCAGAGTCTTGGATCAGCCGTGATTATGCGTTGTCCATAAAATATATGTTGTTGAAGTTCTTTGATATTGAGTATATCGTTGAAGATTTGAATTCGGTGTGGTTTCCCGATGCACTGGTTAAAACGAATCTTTTTGTCGCAAAACGAGTGCCTTACAAAGAAAGCCTTAATGAAATTGGGGATTCAGTATATAAGCATATCAGGCTCGGTGCCGGATTGATTGGTGAGGATAGCCTGGTTCAGAAGTTATCGATTAACGGGAAAGAAGGATATGCAGCGCTCGATAACCTTCTGCATTCCAATTGTGATGTTTCCGGAGAAGACTTTGAAATCAGACAGATTCACCTCGGTACCTTCCTTTCGGAAATGTCTACTTCGAAAGTCTATGAGAAGTTGTTAACAAAACTGGAGCCTAACACAAAAAATTTGACAAAGACATGCATTCCCAAGGAACTGCAAGAGGTAATCGGGGGCGACATTCCTTCGACCAACCTAACAGAACTTGGAGCTTGGGGTTTTCAGGTCGGACAGGGTTTAAGAACAGGTGCAAATAAGTTCTTTTACACAGAGCATTCAAGGAGTGAGGGGTCTGTTGATTATCTTGTTGCAGACAAGGTTTTTAAAGAAAGAATCGTTCCAGTTGCACAGAAGTACTTGTTACCTGCTTTTCGTTATCAGAGCGATGCTCGCGATGGATTAGTGATTTCAAAATCCATGCTTCCTCATAGGTTGCTTTATATTCAGGAGGATATTTATAACACTAATGGCCATATACAGGATGACGCAGATGCACCGTTAGCTGAACATATCTCCATTGCTGAGAATACCCCTATCGAGAGTAAAGGACAGCGTACATCCTTTCCTGAATTAAGTGCTGTGAAGCCGAACATACGGAATACCGAGACCCCAGGAGGTATAATGCGCCGTCATTGGTTTATGATTCCTGTTCTTACTAATAGGCATATGCCGCAACTTTGCATCTCACGCGTGAACTATAAAAATGCCAGATGCTGTTTGATTGCTGATGAGGGCATCGTTGTAGATGCAAACTTTTCGACGCTTTGGGTGGTAACAGGAGGTAAGCAACAAGTATATGCGATGTTTGCGCTCCTGAATTCAACCTGGACTCTAAGTTATTTGGAAACAATCGCCACGGAGATGGGCGGAGGCGCACTGAAGGTGGAGGCGTCACACATTCGAAAGCTACTGTTGCCTCTTCCGACAGATGAGTTGATTTCATCATTATCCCATCTCGGGAAACGCCTTGCCGAAGGGAACTCTCCCGAGAATAGCAATACTATAGCCGAAATTGATTACGCAGTATTAAGTTCGTTGTTAGGTAGTTCAAATTCCCATGAAAAGTGTGTTGCATTACGAATCTATCTGCAGTCAAAGGTTAATTCTCGGCAACGCTAATGGATTAAGGAGGAAGCGTTATGGTTCAAATTAATTTACATACCGCCAGAGCATTTGCTGCAGAAGCTACCGCTCAGATGCGCGCAGGGGTGCCAGAAGATGTGCTTCGGCATCTGCTTTCTGCCAATTTTCCGCAGATGTTTCCCGAAAACCCATGGTGGATTCGGGAGCATAGCACAGGTGCAGAAGCTAATGTACACTACATAGATGCAGCGGGTTTGAGAAGGAATGGCTTTATAGATTCGCTTGTTGGAATGACGGCAATTGAATATGAGAGGAATCTGACAGTCAGAGCAATCTACGCTGAAGGATACCATCAGGTTGAAGAGTATTGCTCAGCCTTATTGAATCAGGGCATTGCCTGCGATAACATCATTGGTGTATTATCAGATACCGTTCATTGGGTTGCTTACCGCGTCCAAATCACACGGCAGCCAGTACCAGGAATGGAGTACGGTCCAGATAACATTACACTTCATGAAATCGACGCGGTAAACCTTGAAGACCATACGGACGATAATTTAACACGGTTTGGCCTGTTTATTAATCGATATCTTGGACGTGAAGGGTCACGTCGTCTTAGTGCTTTGGCATTAGCAACAGATATGGGATTTGACAGTGTGTTCTGTTATCAGAATATTAATGGGTTTCGGGATGTTGTAGATGCTGCGTTTGCCGGAAGACCGCAATATGGCAATATGATTGCGTCTCTTTGGCAGAACTTTGTCAGCCACCTTGAGAACAACGGAAGGCAGCCGTTTAACCGGAATATCTATGTAAACGAATTGTATATGATCACGCTTGCTAAATTACTATGCGCCAATATCCTGAACGGATCGGTTGTACGAGACGAAGGAGATAATCTGCGGAACATCCTGAATGGTCAATGGTTCAGGGCTATGGGGTTTGTGAATCTGGTTGAATATGACTATTTTGGATGGTTGAACGAAGCCCCACACGTCAATCAGATTGTAACGATTGCAAGGCAGATGCAAAATGACTTGGCAGCATATGATTACAGCATTATAGCAACGGAAGATTTGTTCGGGCCTTTGGTCGCGCAATTGGCAGATAGGGATCGTCGTTTACTCTTGGGGCAAGAATATACTCCACAGTGGTTGGCTCAGAAAATGGTATCTCATGCTATCGAATTGCTCCCTCAGTCAGACTTCCCTAGCTTTGTTGATATGTGCTGCGGCTCGGGTGTTTTTGTCGTTGAGACAATCAATCAAACGATTGCCCGATACCATATCGTTCCTGATAACTGTCCAACAAATTTGCTGCGTCAACTTACAAACAGTGTAGTTGGATTTGATATTGACCCGTTGGCTGTTTTATTGTCAAAACTTAACTGGGCTATGGCTATGCGATCATTTGTACCGCATGCGGTAGCAGACTTGGTGATACCTATATACCATGCTGACTCTCTATTCACAGCTGCTCCGATTACTACTTTAATTGAGGGCAATTATGAGGAACAAGACCTGCGGATGGTTTTCGATGGCGAACAGGTTACTTTACCCGGATTCCTAATAACTCCAACGAATAGAAGACTGTTCGATTCTTTAATCCATAAGTGTTATGAAACCGCGAAAGCCAGGGCTCGTAATACTACAGAAGACTATACTCGCTCCCAAGCCGAGGCGCTTGTAGCAACGTTAATACGCGATGCAGGCGTTTATATTGAAGAAGAGCAACAAGAAGCTATAATAACGAGTTGTTATGCCTTGATTCCCACACTGGAAAGGCTTCAACGAGAAGGTCGCAATGGTATATGGCCTTTCCTTCTTGGTAATAGCTATCGCCCTGGTCTGGTTAGAGGACAGTTCAATGCTATCGTGTCCAATCCGCCTTGGATGGCCATGAGCAAACTGGCTGACAATCCGTACAAAACAGTTCTAGTTTCAAGAGCTGAACGGTACGGAATCAAACCAGCTGGTAGTTCGCATCTTCACGTTGAGCTTGCGACGGTCTTTTTCCTGAATTCAGTAGATAAGTATCTGCAGGAAAACGCATTGTGCAGCATCATTATGCCAGATACACTATTGAATGGATATCATCACGAACCGTTCAGAAATCAGCAGTTTCTCCGTTCTGATTGGCAAGTTCATCTGCGGGTCAATGAGATTTGGGATGTTCCTACTGATACATTCAAGAATAAAGCAATTGTAGTATTTGGGCAGAAACTGAACAGCGCAAACCCCAACCCTATTATCGGACGGCGTGTACGTAGCGATTTACAAGATGAACCATGTGAATTTCGATTGTTACGGCAGGGGAGGCGCTCAGCTTGGTCCTCTAACCCAAATGCGCATGATATTACTGAAGGCGTCTTAGAACGAATTCCGTTTTTACAAGGCGCTGATATCATGCCAAGGACGCTGGTGTTTCATAATGCTATGCGGCAACCTAACGGGCGATGGTCGGTTCGGCCTATCCCACGTCAGAATGATGACCTCTCATATCTTGTTAGTGACGCCAAACGCTACAGAGATTTTTCGTTGAATGTACGTAATATGGACGATCAGTTTATCTACGACTGTTATATGTCAAATCACATTCTGCCGTTTTACGCCTGCGATGCAGCAAAGGCTCTTCTACCGATGAGGAAGGAAGATGGACGTTGGATGGTGGTAGACGAGGCCGACTTGGTACAGTATGGGGCAGGTGCATCAACTGCGTTCCAAAGTATTTTTGCTGAGTCCGGCGAATCTGCACATCAGTACTTTGATCGGATTAACTATCGAAACAAACTAAACCCACAGGTGTTTGATGCAATTAATGACGAAAAGCAAATTGTAATGGTGGGTGCCGGAGGCGGATACACATGCGCATGTTTTGTATCGTTCGATCAAATCGACAAAGCGAAGACTATTATTGACCAAACTATCTATTGGTATATCGCTGACTCGGAAGAGGAAGCGCTCTATATAACAGGGATGCTCAACAGCATGGCATTGGATACCATTATAGCAGATTTTCAACCAGAAGGAGCTATGGGCAGACGTCATGTACACAAGCTACCGTATGCCGTTACACCACCATTTGATGTTGAAAATACTGCTCATATGCTTGTAGTTGAAAAAACACAAGCTTTAATAAACAGTATTGCGGTTGCTTTGCCAGGTTCGGAGGCCATTGGGTATTGTGCTCCATCGAGCAGCACCCTTGCAGTGCGCAGACGTAAGTTCCGTCTGTTCATTCATGAATTGCCCGAGATTAGGGACTATGAAGAGGCATGTCGTGAGGTCTATAATGTCTAACGGTTAAAAAGCTGAGGTAAATAGGTTACCTGGGTTTGACGGTAAGGATGTTCATAAGAAATGTAAAAGCCTGTGAGGGCCGGCAAAAGGGTATCTCAGCCTCGCTTCCGCATGATGATGGGCGAGATATAGAATAATCGCCATAGGTGGAGGGAACAGTTATGGAAAACGCATTCCAATGGGTGCCGTTTTACGAGGCACTTGCAGACAAGCTACTTACATACAGTAACAAACGAAGCGAACTCTTCGAATTGATAAAAAAGGTCACTTCGGAGCAGCCGCTTATGAAGTATCTCCATTTTGAGCGGGAGGACTGGTGGGGACCGCGCAACCATCAAATTGACCCGTTTTCTGTGATCGGGGTTATGAATCGTGGTACAACGGACGCGAACCGCACAGTGCTGGCAAAAGTTCTTGCTGTAACGTTTGATATCAAGCTTTCCGCACCCACTCAGTTTGAGGGCATTCCAGTTCTAAATAATATGAACTCATTCTTCAATGGGGTGGATGAAGTTTGGGATTTATTTCTGCTAGCCATGAAAGCCGCTGAAACTAATGATTTCACCGCCGAATTCAAGGTGGCTTTTGAAAAAGCAATTGCAGTCAACGGTAACGGGCTTGCCTATATCACAATGGGGTTGTATTGGATACGCCCCAATATATTTATGCCGCTTGATGGTAACTCCCGCTCATATGTTTCTACTAAGTACGGGGTAACCGCTCCGAGCGGTAATTGCTCCGGGAATGAATATATAGCTTTTCTTGATACTCTCAAATCGAAAGTGGCTGAACAAACACCCGGTATTACGCTCCCTGAAATTTCCTATGCTGCTTGGACAGAAAAAAGAGATTCGACCCCAGAAAGTAGTAATGCAAATACTAAGTTAGATGGAGTTGTATCTCCGTTTAGCGCCCCCACAGGACAAACCAGCGGAAATAAAATTCCTAGAAACCTTATCCTTTTCGGAACGCCCGGCACTGGTAAGACCTATAGTTCAATGCAGTATGCTGTTGCCATCATTGAAGAGAAACCATTAGCCGATGTGAAAGCTGAGGATTATGAAACAGTATTTGCTCGGTATCTAAAGTATAAAGAAGATGGGCTTGTTGCATTTACGACATTCCACCAGTCATTCGGATATGAGGAATTCATTGAAGGTATTCGTCCTGTTGTCTCATCGGAGGATAAAGCTGAGTCTGGGCATGAAATCGAATATGAGGTGCACGATGGAATTTTCAAGGCTTTCTGTGACAAGGCAGGAACACCTATTGGGAGCGGTGCGAGCGTCGACTTAGGGATTGGCAAGAATCCGACTGTATGGAAAGTTTCACTTGAAGGCACAGGAGATAATCCTACTCGAACCGAGTGCTTTGCAAATAGTCACATCCGTATCGGTTATGATAGCTACGGCGAAACCCTACCAGACACTTATGAAAAGGGTGATAATGGGAGGAATATTCTAAACGCTTTCTACTACAAAATGCAAATCGGCGATATTGTTCTGTCGTGTTACTCAAACAAAACAATAGATGCTATCGGTGTTATCACGGGTGAGCCAGAATGGCACGATGAATATCCTCACTACAAAAGGCTTCGCAAAGTAAAATGGCTTGTAACAGGCATCAACGAAGATATCTACGAGCTTAACTCCGGAAAATTAATGATGCAGCCATCAGTGTATAAGTTGTCAATCTCCGTTTCAGACGCCCTTCAGCTAATAAAAGGACTTAAGCCGTCCCTATTAACGCAAAAGGTGAAAATCCCGAATCGTGTCTTCATAATCGATGAGATTAACAGAGGAAATATATCGAAAATATTCGGTGAACTGATAACGCTTATTGAGCCGACGAAGCGTATTGGGGCAAGCGAGCAATTGAGAGCCTCTTTACCGTACTCAGGACAAAACTTTGGTGTGCCTGACAATGTATATCTTATAGGTACGATGAATACCGCTGATCGTTCTATTGCTCGAATCGACGCGGCACTACGCCGCCGGTTCAATTTTGTTGAGATGCAGCCAGAATCGACGACACTCAAGGATATTCTTGTCGATGGCATCGACATAGCCAAAATGCTCGATACCCTCAACAAGCGAATCACCGTGCTACTCGATCGTGAGCATACCATTGGTCATTCATATTTTCTACAACCACTGAAAGCTGACCCGAGCATTGACCGTCTTGCAACGATCTTTGAGAATGAGATAATTCCGCTCCTGCAGGAATACTTCTACGACGATTACGAGAAGATCCAACTTGTGTTGGGTGATAACCAGAAGCCTGATGACAGCACTCGCTTTATAGTGAAAAAGACCGATGCCGTGAAGTTATTCGGGAATGCCGATATTGACTTTCCTGAATACTACGAGATAAACAGTTCGGCGTTCAGGGAGGTCGACGCCTATGCGTTTATCTAATAAGACCTATACCATAACTGAATACGGCGGTTTTACGCGAGGCGCATCGCTTAGTGGATATCAGAGTTTACCCGAGAGAACCTTCGATGCGCTTGAAAATTTTATACTCGCTAATACCTCCGGCACAGAAACAGAGGCGATCGAACTACTATCCTTGTCCGCTCGCCGCGGCATTGGTAAAATTATCACTGCTCGCAACTATGTCGGGCTGATAACGATGACAGATGGGACAGTTATAGAGATATTGCCGAAGATAGCGGGCGGCGACCTTTCCGAGGGTGATACGAAGCGGATTTTTCTTGAGATGCTAAAAACGCTGAAAGATGTGACATTCAAGGACTTTAACGTTTCGCACTTGCATGCCGACAAATTGAGTCTCCTTGAAATATTCATCAAGATGTTTCTCGATGAGGTGTCTGTTCTGACTAAGCAAGGGTTGAAAGCTGCATATATGCCTGTTGAGGCTAACGAACGGTTCTACAAAGGGAAACTGCTAGCTTCGCAGAACATTAAGCACAATCTGATGAACTATGAGCGATTCTTTGTTCGCTACGACGATTTCAGCTTTAACCGACCCGAAAATCGCCTGATTAAGTCCACGCTCCGCTTCCTGTTGAAACAGACTGCAGATAGCCGCAACCGTCAAAACGCCGCCCGATTGCTCGCATTTTTTGTAAGTGTGGATTTTTCAGAAAGCTACGAAGCTGACTTTTCAAAGTGCATTAGCGACCGCAGCATGAGCCACTACGACAAAGCGCTTTCGTGGTGCCGCGTTTTCCTCCGGGGCAACAGTTTTACTGCCTTTGCCGGAAGTGAGGTTGCTCTGGCGCTTCTATTCCCGATGGAAAAAGTTTTCGAGAGTTTTGTTGCAGCCAAGTTTCGCAAGCACCTTGTGAGTGGTATCAGCCTTCGGACGCAAGACACCAGATATAGTCTATTTGATAGCCCGACCCGTGCCTTTGCCCTTAGACCAGACCTTGTTTTAGAATCTGGCGAACGTACGGTCGTTTTGGACACAAAGTGGAAACTGCTCTCTGATAATGCAAGGAACAACGGGATTTCGCAATCCGATATGTACCAGATGTACGCTTACAGCAAGAAGTATGATGCAAAAGGGATAGTCCTACTGTATCCGCATTCCGATGCTGTAAGTAAAACAGACATAAGGTATGTATCTGACGACAGCGTCAATGTCCGAGTTTCGTTTGTTGATCTTAGAAATATGGACGGTAGTATTTCTAAGTTGTTATCGGAGGTGTGCTAATGCCCTTTACCATAGTCCGGCAGGACCTCATGAAAATGAAGGTTGACGCAATCGTCAATGCTGCAAACACCAAGCTCCAGATGGGTGGCGGCATTTGCGAGGCCATATTTAAGGCAGCGGGAGCGTCCGAACTGCAAGCCGCCTGTAAAAAACTCGCGCCTATTAAAACAGGTGACGCGATCATTACTTCGGGGTTCGGGCTACCCGCCAAGTTTGTTGTCCACGCAGCTGGACCAGTTTATCGTGGCGGCAAGAACGGTGAGGAAGAGCAACTGCGCCTTTGCTACCTAAACAGCCTGAAAAGAGCAGTGGAGAACAAGTGTAAAAGCATAGCATTTCCACTAATTTCAAGCGGCATTTATGGTTACCCGAAAGACGAAGCCCTACGTGTCGCCACGACAGCGATTCAGGATTTCCTCATAGAACACGAATTGGAAGTGTATCTCGCCGTATTCGACAAGGAAGCGTTCGCTGTCAGCGAGAAGTTACTTGGCGAAATCGAGAGTTATATTGATGAGCATTACTTCGTAGAACACAAGTATAATCGGCGTGAGTTGCTTGATGTCGAGCGTGAAGTCCTTGAGGAAGCCGACCTTATCAGCAATAATATGCCGTCACCCATGCAAGAACCGATTGTCGGCGCAGGTATTGACGAGCTGGTAGGCAGACTGGACGAGCCATTCTCGGAGACACTCTTGCGGTTGATTGACGCTAAGGGCAAGACAGACGTGGAAATCTACAAACGTGCCAACCTTGACCGAAAGTTGTTTTCCAAAATCAGAACTGGTAAAGGTTATACACCAAGCAAGCGTACTGCCATTGCCCTTGCAGTGGCGTTGGAGTTGTCGCTCGATGAAACGGATGACCTTTTAGAACGGGCTGGATATGCTCTGTCCCACAGCCAGATGTTCGATGTTATTGTAGAATACTTCATTGTCAGCGGGAAGTACGACGTTTTTGAGATTAACGAGGTGCTGTTCAAATACGACCAACCGTTGTTGGGAGGGTGAGCATGCAAAATAGGTATGCCGGAGACGTTGGGGATTTTGGGAAAATTGGTTTGCTTAGGCAAATCAAAAGGTCAGAACTTGGCATCGGCGTAAATTGGTATTTGGCGCCAGATGAGAACCATAATGCCGATGGTAAACATATCGGATACATAACAGACACGCGATATAATGGATGTGATGACTCGCTGAGAAATTCACTAAAAGAAATAGTCAATGGTCAACGTAGCGTTTCTGCTTTGGAAACTATGAATCTTATCCCAAGCGCTGTTTATTATCACGAAGTGCTTCATTCACCCTTGCGGACTTTCTCCCGCAGGGATTGGCATAATAAAGCATTAGAAGTGCTTAGATATGCGGACATTGTTTTTCTCGACCCTGATAATGGTTTGCTAGTAAAAAGCGTATCTGCCGGGTACGCAAAAAGTAATAAATATGTGATCCCGAGCGAGATTGCCGACTATTTTGCCGCCGGAAAAAGCGTAATCATCTACAACCACCGCTGCCGAGAGCAAGAATCTGTCTATTTGCAGCGTTTTGAATGGATGCATGAAGATTCAATCCTAAAGAATGCAGTTATCACTGGCGTGACGTTTAAGCGAGGTACAGTTCGAGACTACATATTTGCATTGCAACCAAGCCATGCTGCAAGAATTATGGAATGCGTAGATAATATGCTCCAAAGCCCATGGAGAGACCACTTCGTAAAACTTAACATATCCCTCTGATATGTCGCTTGAAAAGCGACCGGCTGCCCTGCCGAAATTGTTATCCTTAAGTCACAATAAAACTTAAGGAGGAAATGGCAATGAAAAAAGGATTAACTGAATTGGTATTTATATTGGACAAAAGCGGCTCGATGGGTGGCTTGGAAACTGACACTATAGGTGGTTACAACTCAATGCTTGCCAAACAACAGACGGTTGAGGGTGAATGCCATATCACTACCGTGTTGTTTGATAACAACCACGAGCTGCTCCACGACCGCATCGATATCAAGGCAGTCAGCCCAATTACCGAAAAGGAGTACCAGGTCGGCGGTTCAACCGCGCTCCTTGATGCCATCGGTAGGACAATCCATAAAATCGGTAATGCCCAGAAGCATACCGCCAACGATTATCAAGCCGAAAAGGTAATGTTTGTTATCATTACAGATGGAGAAGAGAATTCCAGTCGCGAATATTCGGCCGAGAAGGTCAAGGCGCAGATCGAGCGGCAAAAGAAAAATTATGGGTGGGAGTTTATCTTTCTCGGCGCAAACATCGACGCGGTTGAGACGGCGGGTCGGTTCGGCATTTCCGCAGACCGTGCCCAGAACTACCACGCAGACAGTGAAGGTGTTGAACTGAATTTCCGTGTAATGAGTGAAGCGGTTGCAACATTCCGCGAATGCGCCTCAATGCCGGAGGGCTGGAGTGACGATATTCAAAAGGACTACAAGCGCCGAGGTGGTCGTAAATAATGCTTGGAGCAATCATCGGCGACATCGTAGGCTCTGTCTACGAGTGGCATAATATTAATTCAATTTATGAATTTAAAGGATAGGTGCTGATGATGGGTAAGAAAGAAAAAGAACTCGTTAGTATTATCACAAAAAATGGGATTTTCAAAACAAGCGATATGCTAATTCCGGCGTTTATGGACAAACTTTTATTTGGAAGCCTAAAAGAAGAAATATTAGATGTCTACAGAAAGCTTGGCGGCATGGAAGGAGAATGTGCTTTCAGGGGGAAATGGGATATCGTTACTGAAAAATGTATAATTGAATTAGATGAGCAACTGCATTTTAATGATTATAGATTAACTACTTTGGAATCGCCTTTATATGATGCAATTAGAACATTTCCACTGGAAACATATAGAGACTATTGCAGGAGATATAAAGATAATTGTTTGAAAGCTGGTTCTTTCGGCGGAAAATGGACTAATGACAGTTGCGAGAAGATGTTTGGACCTGCTCAAAAAAACGGTGATTTGGCCGGAAATGGCAGTCCAAGATGGAAACAAAGAGCTTTTTATGACTTTTTCAAGGATATGTCTTATCTAGTAACAAATATTCCGATTGTGAGACTCTCTATTTATGACGTGATAGATTATCGTGGGCGAAAATATGCACTGGGGGATTTGCTTGAAAGTGATTACACAATAAGCGAAGATGCTGCTGTTGGAATTCAGGAGCTTATTAATAAGCGTATATAATTACAGTAAGAAACATTTCAAATTATATGTTGATATTTTTCCTTGCATGGATAATACCCATAAATAGCTTAGCAATTATGCTAAATGAAAAGATGGATTCATGTTAATGGGAGATTAAGCTGGTCAATTTGAATTTAAAAGGAGATGTTAACAAATGGGGCGTTACAATGTAGAATTTAAAGCATTTAAAACAGGAGAGTGGTACACTAAAACGTCAACCGATAACATTGGAAGTGCATACTCTGTGGCAGATTGTAACAGCTATGGACGAGCATATAGAGTGACGGATACAGATACAGGTAGTATTTTAAAAGAAGCAGACGAAGATGCAGGAATGAAAGAATATATGACGGATCCAAAAAAAATTTAAGAGTCAGAATAAAATTATATTCACATATTATAAATCAAAATGTCGATTTATTGTTGTGATTATAAGCATCCCATAATATAACAAATCTAAATTTTGGAGGTGACTTATGGAAGGTAATAAAAGAATACATTTTCTTACTCCAAAGCCTCCGAAAAGAGAAAAGAAGGTTGAAATCTATTGTCGTGTCAGTTCGAACAGTGCAGATTAGCTGAAAAATTGAAAGATTAGTGAAAGCAATAGCTTATTTCAAATACATATATACTTGATTTAAGTGAATGCTACCGAAGGACCGCTTTGTTGCGATACTCACAGGTTGTTTTTTGGGAGGAAGAGGATAAATGTTTGAAGAGCTAAAAGAAACAGCAAAGATTTCATATGATAATAAGGATTATGAAAAGGCTCTTGAATTATATGAAGAGCTAAAAAATCTTGATGAAGATAAATTTGAGAAGCAGTGCATATTTGCATATATGTGGTGTTTATTTCGAGTTAAAATTAACTCAGAAGAAGCATTCAATGATAATAATGTAAATGAAACCAGGTTAATCGTTAAATATATATTGGATCATCAGAGTAATAAAGACTTGCTCTTCCAGTTAACTGTTTTCAGGGTTCTAAAAGATTTTGAAAGAAGACAAAATTTTGATGCAAAAAAGGTTAATCTCTGGGTAGATAAGCTCGATCCCAGTTCTCTATCTGAAGATACCCATACCTCAGAATATGATGGAAAGCAAGTTGAGTTTATGTCAAATAAGGAAAAGTGGTATACACTGAAAAGTAAATCATGTGAAAAGCTTGAAATATATGACGAATGCATACGTATCTCAAAGGAAGCACTTGATAGTATCAATAATCTACATAACAATAATGATATTTGGTTTAAAAGAAGGATTGCCATCTCGATGGCAAAACTGGGGCAGCAAGATGAAGCAATAAATACTATAGGGGACATTCTCAAAATAAAGAAAGATTGGTTTTTATATCAAGATATGGGGGATATTTATTTAGCACAAAGTAATTACAAAGTTGCTTTAGAGAATTACTTAAATGCGATATTGGCTCCTGGCGACGATAACATGAAGATAAAATTATTCTGGCAAACGGGGAATGCTCTTATAAATTTAGGTGATGCAGAAGGAGAGACTTTATTAAAGTCTTATTCGATAAAGATAAGAACTGAGCATGAATGGAAGCTTAACGCAGAAGAAAAGGATTTTTCTATACGATGCAAAGAATATATTGAGTCAAGTGAGGCTAGAGTGTTAAAAAGAAAAATAAACGAGCTAGCCCAAAAATACAAATGGCAAGATTCTATAAAGCTGGAAGGTACTATATCAAAAATTTTACCCGATGGTAAGGCAGGATTTATTCGAACAAGTGATAGTTCTTTCTATTTTAGGATGAATCAAATCAGAAGTCGTGGTGTAAATGCTCAGATTGGTTCAAAGGTAAGTTTCTATCTAGAAAAAGGGTTTGACAAGAAGAAAGGGTTAGAAACCGATAATGCAGTTAATATAAGTTTTCTTGAGTAGGTGCGCATATGTTAAGTTTGAAAAACATACCTATTGATTTTAACACAGTAGCAGAAAAGTTGGATAATTTTTCTAATGCTAAAGGTCTTACCATGGTAATAGAGACAAAAAATGGGTTTGTCGAGCTTAAGTTTTATAGCAGTATGCCCCCAGGTTTGTTAAGACTGTATAATACAAAAAAAGGCCTTACGATTGATGGTAGCACTGGTAAAAATCCAGACCTTAATAAGGAATTAATGGAATTTATCAATGAAATAATTGCGGTTAAAAAAAATGATGAGCAAAGAATAACTTTCAAAAATGTTTCAAAGGATGATTTTGAAGGAATTATAAAGCGAATCAGTCTTTTTTCTGATGGAGAAAGGTCATATCAGATAGAGGACAAGGCAGTGAAAAATACACTCGAAGAAAAGCACTTGATTATAAAAGATATTAAATCAAAAGAAGAACTGAATCTCAAGTATTACACGAATGGGACGTTATATATATATGGATTTATGTGGGACCTTGGTGAAGAAATCGCCAACATTGCTCATAAGGTCTTGGGAAGGCAGAGACAAACACATGTCGATTATTTAAATGAAATTATCCATGCTTGCAATGAAAAATATATAACTTTCAATGTTGAAGAATGTATAGAGTGCGATAATCCATGCAATGGAAACTGTAGCAGTTTCTTACAAGACATCCATTACGGAGAAAAGAAAAGATATTCATGTGAAAAAGTAATTAACTATTATCTGCCCAAATATGCATACAGATATGCTTTTGAGATAGAACAGTTACTTAAGTTACATATTGATCAAATCAGAAACTTTGATAGTCTTAATATATTGTCAATAGGGTGTGGGCCTTGTACGGAACTGCTGGGAATAACAAATCTAAGTAGTATGATTAAGAAGCCTATCTCATACAACGGTATTGATCTAAATGAAAAATGGGAAAAAGTTCATTCGATAATTAAAGAGAAGTTATCGAAAAGAGTTACATTAAAATACCATTACAAAGATATTTTTGATTTTCTTAGTAGCATTACTCCGATGAAAAAAGTGATTCAATCAAATATACTTATTTTTCAATATGTAATTTCCGATATTATAAAGTATAAATCTACTGAGGAAGTGCACTCTTTTATGCAGAGCCTATTTGGTGAGGTGGTTGAGTATTTGCCGAAGAATGCAATAATTATATTTAATGATATAAACCACAAGCAGAAAGCACGAGATACTTTTGATTTCTTTGCATCGTTGCTACCAGAGAATAAATATAAAATCCATAAATATTACTTTAAAGGAAAGACAGAAGAAGAATATTTTATTTACGGAGAAGAGATAAAAGAAACCGAAGTCCCATATTGGATTCCAGATTACATAGAAAACAAATACAATCCCTGGTGTATTTGTAAAAGTGCGGCTTTGGTAATTGGAAAGGTAGAATAGAATGATATTGAGTGTTAGCAGAAGAACAGATATACCGGCATTTTATTCGGATTGGTTTATTAAACGACTGAAAGAAGGCTACGTTTGTGTTAGAAATCCTATGTATCCAAAACAGGTGAGTCGAATAGAATTGAATCCAGATACAGTAGATTGCATCGTATTTTGGACCAAAAATCCAAAAGCGATGCTGTCAAAACTCGATGCTCTGAGTGAATATGAATTCTATTTTCAATATACGCTTAATCCTTATGGTAAAGATATTGAGACTAATTTGCCTTTAATTGAAGATAGAATCCAGACATTTATTGATTTATCTGAACAAATAGGCAAGGAACGTGTCATATGGAGATATGATCCTATATTAATTACTAACGAAATTGGACTGCAGTATCATATCGAAATGTTCGATAAAATAGCAAGTGCATTAAAAAACCATACAACTTCAGTAGTTATAAGTATCCTGGACAATTACCGGAAAATAAGAAAAAGAATGAAAGCAATAAATAGTCTCGACATTACTCCATCAGAGATAGAACAAATAGCAGTTACCTTCAAAAAATTATCATATATTTATGGATTAAGGATTTCAAGTTGTGCAGAGGATATAGACTTAAGACCCTTCGGCATCAATCCGGGTAAGTGCATTGACGATCAATTAATATCAAAATTATTAGGGCAGGAGATTACAATTCCAAAAGACAAGAACCAAAGAGGGGTATGTAGTTGTGTTGAAAGTATAGAGGTTGGGATGTATAATACATGCTTACATAACTGCAAATATTGTTATGCTAATTATGATGAAGAAACTGTGGCAGAACGATATCATCAGCACGATGTTAATTCACCATTTCTATACGGGAATGCTTCCAGTGACGATAAAATAACTGAAAGAAAATTTAAAATTTATAAATCAGAAACTAGCCAAATGACTCTCTTCTGATAATTCATGAATGTAGACATCAATATGAACGGTTTGAGCCATTTTACATATGGAAAAACATCCATATTGACCACTCGAGATATTGTATGAAATATTCCCTTGAACGGGCATATTTAGTTGACATATTCCCGCGAACGTGCAAAGTATGTAAAACAGCGTTGACGTATTTCCTTCGACGGATATATGCTAAACTACAGTCTAGACATCAAAATGAACGGTTCGTTCCATGTGGAGACGTGCGTACTTTTGTCCCACAAGAAATCACAAGCATCTTCACCGTCTTTATAAACAGGGAAATTAAACAAAATAGACTTTAGGGGCAGCTCAGCCTCGTCACATGGAAAAATCTCTATTTCTTTGATTAACGAAGATATTAGGGATTTTTTCTCTTCATCGCTGATTTTGTCGTACACCTTGTCGAAGTTTGCTAACAGGGTATAGATGTTTTCCAAAGTAATTGCATCCTGCTCTACGGCTTTGCGGCGCAGCAGAACATCTTCAATTTTCTCTTCAAGCTCTACGATAATGTCATATAGTCCATCAAGCCTGAGGGTCATATCATGGATTTTACGCTCTCTGAAACGAGTATCCTCAGGCAGGCTGTCGATTTCATTTTCAAGCCGAGTTTTATTCAATTCTGTCTCTTTTAGTTTGGATTCGTAATTTTTCAGCTCCCTGTTCAAGGTGGAGGTATCAATTTCTTTCCCAATCCTTGATTTAATTTCTCCTGCAAAATCCTGATTTTGAATCAGCTCTCGGATCGCTTCAATGACTAACGGCTCGATGTCGGTTTTCTTGAGCATGGTTGTATACTCGCAGGTTTTTCCTCTGGCTGCACGAGCTTTGCTGCACACATAATAATAAACCTCTTTATAGGTACCATCTTTGTTCGTCCATGCGTGCTTGTTGGTATACATTGGGCCACCGCATTTAGGACACTTTAAAATACCGCTTAACAAATGCGCTCTGTCCCGACCTATTTTGGAAGGTGACTTAACGCCTGTCAGCTCTCTTCTTTCATGTGCAGCATTCCACAGCTCTTCGCTTATAATTGCTTCATGTTGACCTTCGGCTATGATGTAATCTTCCTGCGGGACTTGCTTATATTCATTCTTACTCCCTTTTACTTTTTCACGGACACGCCTGCCATAAGAGATTTTGCCGCAGTATACAGGATTATCAATAATCATCCTGATAAAATGTGTTCCCCAGAGTGAAAGGGTGCCGTTATTTCGCTGTACTTTCTGAATACCTTGCAGGTTGAGGTAATTGGCGATTTTATGAAATCCCATATTTCCATTCAGATATTTATCAAAGATAATGCGTACAGCTTCAGCCTCATCTTCTTGAATAAAAAGCTGTTTGTCTTTGAGGAAGTAACCGTAAGGAGCAAAACCACCGTTCCAGCCGCCCTGACGAGCTTTTTCCTTTCGTCCGTTCATTGTCTGCTCGATGATATTTTCACGCTCTATTTCAGCAACGGCAGATAGAACGGAAATCAAAAGCTTTCCGCTTGTTTGCGATGAATCAATGCCTTCCTCAATACAGATTAAATTCACGCCAAAAGCTTGAATATGCTCCAAGGAGTTCAGAATATCAGCTGCATTTCTGCCAAAGCGAGACAGCTTGTACACCAATATATAATCAATCTCTAAACCATTTTCAATATCAAGCAGCATTTGCTTAAAGGCAGGTCTGCCCTCGATGGATTTACCGGATTTACCGGCATCTTCGTAGATGTTTACAATCTCCATTTCTTCTCTATCAGCAAAACGCCTTAAGTTGCTTTTCTGCCCATCCAAGCTGAAACCATCTACTTGCATTTCAGTGCTGACACGGGGATAAAGCACACATTTTTTTCCACTCCTATTCATAATCATACCTCCAATATAATATTGGAAAATATCTATATCTCAAATACAGCCATTTACTCAACACGGTTTATTTCATCCAGCACATCGGCACCATGCTTTTCTATAATCTGCGAAAGCACCTTTATAAAATCCTGAAATGATTTTGATGTCCTTGCTGCATACAGTTCTTGAGGCAGGGCAACTTCGACCGTGGTTTCGGGTAAGCTTTTGATATTTTCCATTTACAATCACCTCCAAGTGAGGTGCTTATTTTGATTATAAGCACTTATTATCTTTTTGAGAAGTTTGTCGCTTCAGCAATAGAAGCACACCACAAATTGCACTGTGTAGAAATATGGTGTGCCTTGTCTTTATGTTCATGTGCCTTATTTGCCACGCACCCCGGCAAGGGGGATATTTTGAGCTGTCATTGGCTTGACATCATAGCCCCGCAATACTGATCAGCCTTGTCCCTTCAAGAGGCCGCAAATATCGCAGGAACTCCCCCTCAAGTCTGTGGGAGGTCGTGAGAAAGTATCATTATTCCTGATGTGTGTCGTCGCATCAACCGTGCCAATGGTTGGTCTAATGGCTGCATTTATCGCTCCGACTGTGCAATGCACTGTCATCATGGCGCTGCCCATTATGTCGCTTTGCCTTTCAGCCACATAGGATTTGTACTCAAAATACCGTATATTTAATTGTCAAAGAACAAAAAATCATATGACGCTAAACTCGTCTTACTAATCAGGACAAAAAACGGGTGAAAGTAAGGGGTGTAAAAGAAACTTTTTAAAAATATTTAAAAAATTTCTGTTCAGGGGATTGTGTAGCGGACGAATATTTAGGCACAACAAAAAACACCTGCAACTCTTGGAAAAAATGCAAGTACTTAAGGTGCTGGAATTTATCTCAAACATGAATTAAATCGTATCGATGAGCTATTTCAAGGCAAACAAGCGTTGATTTTGCTCTCGATTTTCATATAAATATTTCATAATTTTGCTGGCACGAATGTAGTATCGCCAATAAAATGTTACTTATTGTATGTTGACTCATTGTATTCAAAGTATTAAAATAAATGTTGAGGTGAATATGCGTTATGGATATTGTGAAAGTCTTTGCAAGTAATGTAAAAAAATATAGAAATAGAATAGGCATATCTCAGGAATCTTTTGCAGAGAAAGCTGGACTGCATAGAACGTATATTAGTGCCTTGGAATGCGAGAAGAGAAGTATTTCACTAGATAATGTACAAAAAATTGCGGATGCTTTAGGTGTAGAAACATATTTGTTATTTATTGAAGATAATAAAGATAATAAGGGATAATTTGAAAGGGGGTGCATGCATGAATCGGACACATTATTATAATTATATAGAAACAAAGCTTGGGGAACTTGCATATCGTATAAATATTCGTGGAAAAATAAACATACTTGATTTGAATATTCACTCTGAAACATTTTTTGCCGATTTATGCAACGTGCTATTAAACCTCCATTTGACTAATATAAATGAGCTTAGACAAAATGTTGAAAGTATAGATCTTTTGGATGATGAAAACAAAGTTATTGTTCAAGTATCTGCGACATGTACGAAGCAAAAGATTGAAGACTCTTTAAGCAAAGAGATTCTAGCTTCTTATTCAGGGTACAGGTATAAATTTATTGCTATTTCGAAAGATGCTTCAACACTAAGGGGAACAAGCTTTAAAAATCCATACAATATATTATTTGAGCCAGCAACTGATATTATTGATAATGCTTCAATACTCCGGTCTATCATCAATAAAGAAATTGTAAAACAGAAAGAAATTTATGAATTAGTCAAGAATGAACTAGGAAATGAAATTGATATAGTTAAAGTCGATACCAATTTAGCTACCATTATTAATATTTTGGCTGCTGAGAACTTATCTGAGAATATTGATTCGCCTGAAATAAACGTGTTCGAAATTGATAAGAAGATAGAGTTTAATGATTTGACTGGTGTTAAGTGTACTATTGACGACTATAAAATTTACTATCATAAAATTGATGAGAAGTACTCGGAATTTGATAAAGAAGGATCTAACAAGAGTTTTTCGGTTTGTTTATTGTAA